TTCACTGCGTAGACACACCAGGGCTCGAACCTGGAACCTCACGGGCGTAAACCGCGCGCTCTCCCATTGAGCTATGCGTCCATATGCCAAACCCCTCTGACAAGTTCACTGGCTTCATCGCGTCTTTTGGGACGCTCTGCCTCCCTCATCAAAGGGGCCTGACGGTCTTCCCACACCACGGCGGCTAGGGAAGCTGATGCTCCTCCTTTGCGCCCACCGGAGGAGGAGCCTGGTCCGGCCGGTCCACTAGCTGACGCGGGAGAAAGGAGATCCCAGTATTGTCAGCCTGTTTGGGGCGACTTAGGTGGAATGGGCGCAGATGCAGTACCGGGGAACCGCTTATGCAGCACCATCCCTGTCGAGTATAGCGCCCATGACCAGGCAGCTATACCCCCTACAACGTTTTCCAATTTTCAAGTAGCTCGTCCAGGTCCTCAAGCCTCCCTGGTGCTGTTGCAACAGTAGCACACCCCTACGTGGGGGTGTCAACCCCCTGGACAACGAGCAAGTGAGGAAGATCCAGAACATCGGACATTTGGTGTAGCATCACTTGCTATGGGGTTATCACTGCAGGATAGGGTTGCAGCCCTCCCAGAGCCCGAGCGTCTGGCGTGGTTGGCGGGACAGCCGCCGTACATGATCGAGGAGATGCTCAGGGGTGAATGGTGGTGGGTCGCACGACCAGAACAGGTGCCGCCTGATGGCGGGTGGTTTGTCTGTCTAGCTTTAGCCGGACGCGGCTTTCGGGAAATCGAGAAGTGGAAGTGAATGGATTGCTGGGCAAGTCTTAAAGCATCCTTACGACAGCAGTGGTACACCAACCGAGTGGTTGGTGATTGCTGAAACATTGTCTGATGCCCGGACCATTTGCATGGAGGGGCCAGCCGGGATCCTGCGGGTACTGGAGCGCAAAAAGATCAGACATCGATATAAGATGTCCCCACGCCCCATGGTCCTATTCCCTAATGGATCAAAGATCTATACCGAGGGTGCAGATAATCCGGATGTTGGCCGTGGTTACAACTTAGCTGGAGCATGGCTTGATGAAATCTGTGTCGCCAAACATGAACTTATAACTACTGCTCGCGGTCGAATCTTCGTTCAGGATGTGCGTGCTGGAGACCTAGTGCTGACGCGCAAGGGGTGGCGTCCAGTCATTAAAGCTGGACTCACTCGCCGAAACGCCGAGGTCCTGGAGATCAGAACCACTTCGGGTGCCGTCAGGGTCACGCCAGAGCACAGGGTTTGGGCAAATGGCCGGTGGGTTGACGCACGCCACGTAGCGCCATATGACATTATGACGACATGTCAACAGGAAATGAAGACCCAGTCGCCAGCGAAGCCCCAGCCTTCTATGACTGGGATGGTGAATGTTGGTACTTCAATAAGAGGATGGGCTACCACCTCAATCGGTCTGGGTCATTACTCCATAGATGCATCTGGATCAAGAAGTATGGACCCATCCCAGAAGGCCATGAAATTAACCACATTAATCGGAAACGTTGGGACAACCGGATCGGGAATCTGGAACTTCTTACCATTCACGATCACCGAGCCCTTAGTTGCAGACAGCGGGATGATGAGGCGTGGATTAGTAACATGTCCCCAGAGGCAACCTCTAAGCGACTCACAGCCTATTGGAAGCGCCGAGAGGCACGACCAGTTATCTGTGCTCAGTGCGGTATTGAGTACCTTAGTAACGGAATGCGGGCCAAGTTTTGCGGCGCCTCTTGTCGAGCAGCAGCTGGCAGGGAGAAGAACAACGACGCTCGTCGTAGACGTCGTCAAGGTCTCCGCTCCAGTTGACGTTTACGACATCACAGTTGCTGGTGATGCTCCAGAGTTTTTTGCCGGAAGTGGCCAGCTACTTATCCATAATTGTAAATGGCGCTGGCCAGGGCGTTCGTGGAGTGAGGGGATCATGCCGTCGCTGCGGACTGATCTCACAAACGACCATCCACGAGCTTTTGTAACCACGACGCCGAAGCCAATCGACATCATCCAGGACTGGGTGAAGCGAGATGATGGCACAGTCCACGTTATTCGTGGATCCACGTTTGAAAACCAGGCCAACTTATCCTCACTGGTAATTGAGGAATTGAGACGTCGGTTTGAGGGAACTACGATCGGGCGCCAGGAACTGTATGGCGACATTATCGAGGCTTTCGACGGTGCCCTGTTCACACGCCTTGATATCGAGAACTACCGGGTTGATGACACGCCCGATGGGCTGGTTTCCACGGTGGTCGGAGTAGACCCAAGCCTCACTGGTGAGGACGACGAGATGGGTATCATCGTCGTCTCTCGGGACCGACAGAAGCATCTGTATGTCCAAGCTGATCGTTCAGTTATGGCCGTAGGCCGAGCTGCGGCCCTAGAGGCTTGGCGCGTAGTGGCCGAGTTCGGCGCTGACAAGTTGGTAGTAGAAGAGAACTTGGGCAAGCGCTGGATGCAGCAGGTGTTCAACGATGCCTACTACGAGTTGGTGGGCCTTGGCACATTCCCGGCCAATACCAAGCCGCCACTGGTTCGAATTGACACGAAGCTGGGTAAGCGAACCAGGGGCGAGCCTGTTGCCATGCGCTGCGAACAGGGTCGGCTCCACATAGTTGGACACATGCCCAAGCTGGAGGACCAGATGTCGACCTTTGTCGGCTGGGGAACTAGAGAATCCCCAGACCGCCTGGACGCCTTGGTCCATGCCTGCCGATTCCTAATGGACGGTGAAAAGAAAGAGGTCCGTATCGCAAGCCCACGCGACGTTTTGTCTTCGACGCTTCAGTCGCTATGGCAAGACGCTGGGAGCTATAGCAATTTCTAAGCGGCTTGGATACTCTCTGCATCGAGAATTGCCTCTACGAGGAGGCCCTTTTGACAATACATGTCTCCGTGACAGTCGATGGCTGCAATTGTTGCAAGCCAAAATCCCTGGTTTGGCATATCGGAGCCCCAGAAGAAACTGCCCCCGAAGAACGGGTTGCGGGATTGCCCCCAACCTGCAAACCCCCACGAAAGGTAAGTGTGATCATGGATCTACAGGCTGACAAGAAGGTCGCGTTATCGGTAACTGCTACCGATGAGGTTGGCAACCCGGTACCACTGCCCGCTGGCGAGACGGTGGTCTACACGGTAGACGACCCCTCGATCATTGCCCTCACGGACAATGGCGACGGTACGGCCTCAGCAGCTGCGACCGGAGTGCTCGGTACGGCCAATGTGCACGTGGACGCCACGGGCCCGCTAGAGGCTTCTGGTGATTTACAGATCGTTGTCGTGGCTGGCGATGCAGAGCGCATCACCATCGAGCCAGGCGCAGTGGAAGAAGTGACACCTGACCTGTAGGTCCGGTCAACAAAAGAGCCCAGGCCCCTAATTCGGGGTCTGGGCTTTCGTTTCAGTTGACAAGCTCTTCATACAGTTCGTTGATGGGGGTGCGTCGAACACCCCAGGGCAAGTAGGCGGCATGCACGAGATCTCTGTATGCCCGCATCACACCCCGCAATGTTCGTGGGTATCCGATGGTACGGGCGTAGCGCCAGCACTCGGGCCACGTCTGAGGTCGCTGATTCATTTCTTTTCCCTTCTAGGTGGTCGACCGCCGCCAGAGCCTTTCCCTGGTCGAGCGTTTGACCAAGCTTCAATTTCATGTGCTCGGTGAGACAGCCAGTACGGGGCCCCACTGATGAATCCATCTGGAATCGGGAATGGGTGGGTGTAGTACCGCCCGTTCACCCTTCTTGATTCAGTGAGATACCTGGTAACCGTTGCTGTTGCTAGGCCCAATATCTTGGCCACGGCTGCCGTGTCGAGGACCTTGTCAGTTGAATTGGACACGATGCTGGTCCTTCTCCCACCAGAAGAGGATTTCGCCAGGTCCGCGATAAAGGACCATGACGCCAAGTGATGAACTACTTGGCACTTCTGCCGGACTACGACTCCACTTCATACACGCGACGACAGTGTCTGACTTGAAGCGTTCAATCTCACCTCCAGCTTGGTCACAGTAGGTCTGGGCCCGAGCGTCATTGAACGTTACGCATTCCCAGGGGTATGTGACGCCCATGGTAATGACGAACGACATGACAAAGGCGGCCAAGATTTTCATGAGTTTCCCTTTCGTTGAGACTGGGGGCAGGACCGCCCCTGCCCCCAGCTATGGCTGTTATACCTCGGCCTCGGCAACCTCACGGACCAGCTTAAGAACCTTGGCCTTCAGGGGCTCAGGCCGGATGATGGTGCGGCCGAGCTTCGTTTCCCAGCTGCGTGCGGTACGGACGTGGTCCAGGTATTCGACTGCGCCCTGCATGAGTCCGTATGCGGTGTCTGCGATGTCAGCAGTCGTTGCTGACACAAAGATGTTGCGCAGCTCCTTGCGAGAGGTCTCGATGTTGTGCATGACCCGGTCGGTGATCAGGCCCTGCGGCGGCGTCGGGATGAACTCAGCCACGAACAGCTCCCGTTGGCCAGCGGTGATCGGCTGTCCGAGCAGTTCGAGCGCCAGCTCCCGGTACTCCCGAATCTCTTTACGGGCGCCGGTCACAGCCTCCTTGGCCTCAGTGATGCGCTCACGCCAGTTCTTGGAGTGCCGGAAGGAGAAGGTGGCGCCAGTGCGCTCGCCCTCCATCTCGGCCGCCCGGAAAGTATTCATGCACACGATGCGCACGGCCGTGGCGCGCAGGGCACAAGAGCCCTTGCCGTCGTGGCGGTTGGTGAGCGCCATGAACGGATAGGTCATGGTGGCGTCGCCAGGGAGTTCGATCGGCTCGTCCAGGTACACCAGGCACCAGACTGCCTTGCCGCCATCCAGTGAGCCGGCCGTCTCGTACTTGACGTTCTCGATCCCGAGAACTGCCTCCACGATCTCGCCCATGGCGGTGTGATCGATCAGGGCGTAGCCGTCAGTGTTGACCGACAGGATCTTTCCATTGTCTGAGCGCACGATGTGTTTGTGATCAGGGTTGAGTTCGTAGGTGGGCCACTCAACCGGCTCGGTGCCCTTGAGCTTGTACAGGGGCGACCCATCCTTGTCCATACTGTGCAGCTCGTAGATGGGAATGTCCTTGACCTCAGGACCTGCGAGCCGGTAGACCGGCTCCTCGACGGGCTCCCACAGCAGACCAGCGGGACCACGGGCCTCAGCCCAGGAGCCTGGATACTCGTCCAGGATGGTGACGTTTTCGTTGTGCCAGGGTGCTTGCCGAACGCTCATCATTGATTCAACCAGTGCTGACATTGCTAACTTCTCCCTCTCCATGGAGTAGATATTTAATTGCTGCAATAAGTAGATCTGGGCGATCACCTGGGGCAGATCTTCATTTTCCTCCCTGTGAGCTAACTTTGTCTTGCTTACATGGACAAGGTTAGCGCGCTGGAGCCAGGGTGTCAAGTGGCGTCTTGGTCAAGATCCTGGGATGCCGAAGACTTCGGTAAAGATGAAACGTTCGCCCTGCTCCGTGGGCAGGTTCTCGATGCCTTCAACGCGGCGAGTGCTGGGATCAGTAAGGACGTAGATCGTCCGACCACGTAGCTTTTCCCACGAGTCGACCCCGCAGGCTTTCAGCGTGCGCTCGATGTAGGGGCCAGCTACTGGGGTGATGGTGTATCCGCCGATGCCCTGGCCTGCTGAACCGTAGGTGACATGAAGGAACCCGGTCAGTATGCCGTGATCCTCGAAGCCGAGGAAAGTGCGTTCGATCTTGGCCAGCTCACGGGTGTACTCAGACATTCATTCTCCTGGATGTAAGGAGGCCCCGGCCTCATATCCGGAGACCGGGGCCAACTGTCAAAGGATTTTTGCAGATCCTGTTCACGACAGTGAACCGCCAATTTAGATCACTGGCGCCGTTTAAGGACATGTCACCTGGTGCCCATTTCCTATTTACCTGCTCTGCTCCCAGGGCCACTTTGCCTGTTGACCGGCCTCAAGGAGACTGATCATTGAGAAGGTGGCATCCGTCAATCCACCAAGCTGATGCCGAGTGGCTGAAGTCTCCATCATGGACGGTGCGTAACCAACCATGTTGAAGCTGTAGATCGGCACCTCGGCAGGGATCTGGGATGACACGTCGCCCTGCCAGTACCCTTGGCGTGGGCCAAAGGTCTGCTCATCGGTGACGATAACAACTCGGTCGTGGCCATTCCAGGTAGCCTTCAGGGCTTTGGCGGTCTGGGTGCCGCCTCCACGGGCCAGTTTGCTGAATTCCTCAGTGGCTCGAAGAACGCCTGCACCACGCTTGAGAGCAAACGGAAACAGCTGGTCATCGAAGCCGAAAAGTTCAACCTGTTCACCCTTAGCTGCCAGGGCAATGCCGAAGAGAGCGCCAGCCTGAACTGGCTTGATCTTCGACTTGGCGCTGTAGCCGACACTGGTCATAGATCCTGACGTGTCTACTAGGACCAAGGTCCGGCCAGGCAGGCTCGGGATGTTCAATGTTGAGACCTCCAGAGCTGCCTCCAGTGGCCGTGCCCACATCGAGTTGGTTGCCTCCAAGTAGGCAGACAGGAACCGGTATGGCAGCTGCCGTGACCTCATGACCTCGTCAGGATCAGCCAGCTTATCGGCCACAAACTTCATGGCCTGCTTGCTGATACCAGCCTCCTGGAAGTTGCGCAAGTTCCGCAGTAGGGCCATGTATCCCATGGTTGGGATCAGAGCTTCCCAGGTGGCTGCCGTGAAGGCAGCCCATGAAGAAACCTGCTCCCAGGTCATGCCGGCAGCGTCCAGCATCTCGGCAGCATCTGGCGCAGATAGAACAGCCTTCTTCTCCTCGGTGGGTGCAGCAAGGAGCAGAGCCCGAGCTGACAGCATGGGCAATGCATCCGTGTCCAGCTCTGCACCTGTACGTCGACTGTCCAAAATGTACTTGAACAATGTCGACTGCCAAGGAGCCTTTGGCTTGGGATGGGTCAGTTCGATGACGTCAGCCATCTTGACCGCACCATCTCCGTTCCACTTAATGAAGTTGCGCTCGCTGTACAGGCGCGTGGCAGCATCAGCAATGCCCCGGAGGACAGGCTTGGGAACCTTACGGCCGTAGGTGTTCAACTGATAGGCCAGTGCCTCAGCTGGCTCATCGGCACGAGTGATGGTGTCACGAAGGACCTGCCGTGCGTAGCCAGGCTCCTGTCCCGTCTGTCCTTTCTCACGTAGAGCCCGAGCTGCCTCCACGGCAGCGATGATTGCTGCGGTACGGATGTTGGCATCCTTACGTAGCCAAGGGACGAACTTCAGCAACCACTCTGGGCCATTGGCCTGAGCAGCTACAGTCCGAACCAGGTTGACCAGGCGCTGTGTGCGGTCGTCAGCCTTCTCGTAGAAGGTCTGCTCCCCAACGAACTGGGACACGGCAAGTAGGAATAGCTCCGACTTGGCATCCCTGGTGTAAGCGGGAGCGCCTTCGTAGGTAACTGTGTCCTTTGCAACAGTGCGCACTGGACCAACTGCTGAAGGCTTGGTCGTGCGTGCACCCTTGGTGTTGATTCTTGCCATTGCTCTCTCCTCTCCAGGGACAAGAAATAAGGGGCCGGGATCCTGATGGGATCCGGCCCCTGGGTATTAATGCTGCTAGGCAACTAGGCGGCTCAGGTATCCGCACCAGGCGGCTTTCCCATGTTTGGTGGGAAAGAAAGGAATTGAACCTTTGAAGTAACCCAAACCTATCGGATCTAGCAACGTGGTACATGGTGACACAGACAACAGAGGCGGGCGAGGCATTTTCTGATTGGATGAAGTAGCCCCGTCCTTCGGACCTGCGCCAAAGTCTTTATGCTGCCAGACGACTAATCGGCTCAGGACCTTGGGTTCGAAACCAATTTTCGATGAAGTAACCCGAACCTGCGGATCTGGCAGCAAAGCTTGTGTGACGTTGCCGGGCAACATGGCGACCAAGGACACGTTAGGCGCTTTGCCACTAAGCTACTGGGACCAAAGCCCCAGGCAGAGATTCGAACTCTGCGATCTCCCGCTTAACAGGCGAAGTAACCCTGATCTTCGGATCCGGCAACATCTATTCAAAAGTCAAGGTACCGAGGTACGACGACAATCCTACAGGAGGATGTCCGGGTGCGCAAGCGGTTTTCAGGGACCAGTGCTATATGAGACGGGACCGTCAATCTCGTTCAGGAGCTTGGTGAACGTATCCTGTCGATCCTCGTCAGTCTCAAACCACCCGACCAGGGGGTCATCTGGGTAAACCTCAAGGTACGGGCGTGGGCCCAGGAAAAATGAGTGTGGGTACTCTTTCCCGGCGTCGTATGCAGCGTCAAAATCGGCCCTGACCCAGTCCGGATTCACGGCTGGCAGGTCTTTACCAGGATCTGAGCCCACTGGCCCTAGACACAGGGATGCAGACCCATGTCGCATGCGGTAGTAGAAACTACGGCCGTCCGTAAGGATGCCCCAGTGTTGCTCGGGACAGATGCCACCACCATAACTCGCCTCAACCCGGTGATCTGTGATCGTCTGCTCTGTGCCCGACGCCCTGTAGACATCAGCCATGGACTTGGGGAAATTCTCCACGTACCGAGCCCCAGATTTGAACTGGGCAAGCCGCCCGTATGAAAGGCAGATGGCACCCAAGGCCGCTCGGCAAGACCACAGTGGACAGCTATTCGCAACAGGTGTTCTTCCCGTGGCAGTACGGACATAACCAGCGGTACCGCACTGGATCAAACGGCGTCTCGCAGTATTGGCAGGCGTTGGCGGCTAGCTCCAGAGATAAGGCGTACTGCTCCTCTGTGCAGCGGGAGTGCCTATTGTCCCGTTCCTGTGATGGCTCACAGCTGGTGCCGTGGCCGGGAACAGTGCAGGTGGTACGACGCAGGATTCTGTCGCTCACGAGACCCACGGGAGAATCGAACTCCATTGATTCCACGCTTTGCAGGCGTAGTGCAGCAACCAGCTACAGGCGCAGGCCTTGGTCGAGTATCCCTGACTGGAGTCGAACCAGCTACACCGGCCTCCGGAGGACCGTGCTCTATCCGTTGAGCTACAGGGATCTGGTGCCAATGGCAGGATTCGAACCTGCAATGCGCGCAGCGCGACTGCTTTACAGGCAGCGGGACAACCGTTGTCCAACATTGGCTTGGGGTGCCTGACCGGAGTTAAACCGGCATATCCGGGGCCACAACCCAGCGCTCTATCGTTGAGCTACAGGCACAGTGCACCAGGTGGGAGTTGAACCCGACCGCGTTCTGCTTATAAGGCAGACCCCACCTACCGGATGGGCTCTGGTGCGTTATTTCGCTTCGTACTGAAATGCATCCTCTCCCAGGTGCCAGCAGTTTTCACAGTCGTCTCGGAAGCAGGTGTCTTTCCGCTGTTCTGGCCAAAGAGCATGGCTAGCAACACATCCGTTTACTACCGGAACCTTGAACAGCTCCTTGCGTCGGGTGTGCGAGACGTTTAGCAGCTTATTCCAGATCCGGTAGAAAGCTACTTCGACCCTCTCAGATTTGCCCGAGATCCAACCACTGACTCCGCAGCAGGGGCAGAGCCGATTGACAATGACCCTTTCGAAGATGTCAGTCCACCAAGGAACCTCGACAATTGCCAGGTGGTCACCATCCTGATGAAACCAGACCTCGACCTTCTGCATGACGACCTCCTGCGTGTAATGCTCCCCCGGCTGGATTCGAACCAGCAATGCGTTGCTGCGTCGGATTAACAATCCGGTGCCATACCAGTTAGGCGACAGGGGAATGAGTAGAGCCGGCCGGATTCGAACCGGCACCATCCTGATTGAAAGCCAGGGGACCTGACCATTAGTCTACGGCTCCATGATGAGGGACCAGCTGAACTGGGACTGCCAACTGGTCCCTCGTACCCGTACCAGGATTTGAACCTGGGGCCACCGCCATGTCGAGACGATGCTCTACCGCTGAGCTACACGGGCAAGGACCCTGGCCTCGGAGTGTATGCCGAGCTTGCGCCTGGCACTCCCGGTGCCAGGACCAAGGCCTAGTGGCGGATGTCCGATTCGAACGGCGTCTCCGGGTTATGAGCCCGGTATGGTACCTCTCCACCACATCCGCGTCGTGGTTACATCGTACCAGTGCCCCTCCTGAGAGTTGAACTCAGCGATGCTGGGTTTAGAAGACCCGGCTGTGCTTCCGGCACGAAGGGCGTGGTACCACCGAGAGGATTCGAACCTCCACAATCCGCATTAAAAGTACGGAGCCCGTCCACTCAGGCGCCGGTGGTAAGTTGCTGGAGCCTTTTCTTCTTCTTCCATTCCCGTATATATGCATTCTTCAGTGGCCTGCACAGTTCACAGCGACAATTTTTCCTGCCCGTAAGTCCTGTCCCATGAGAGACGGACTGCTCTTTGCTTGACTTGGCTTTGTGATGACGCCTACAAAGAAGTTGACACTTCTTTAGCTCTTGTTGATATCTTGCCTCTGGCGCAGAAGCAAGAATCTTGCTAATGGAATACTGTTTCAAGGTGCGGTCAATGTGATCGATTTCTAATCCGGCACGTGACCGGCATTTGGCGCAATGACCACCTAACTCTTTGATGGCTGCTGCGCGACGACGATAGTACCGTTCGGTCATGTAGTTGTTCATGCGAGCGTTGTAGCAAGGTCGACACATGTGTGTGTATGGCAATGCCTCTGCTGCTTGACACTTACTACAGTGCTTCCCAAGGACCATGGAAAAGCACCCTAGCATAACCCCAACGTACGCCGAGTCGGATTCGAACCGACGACCTGAGCTTTAAGAGAACCCAGCTCTGACCACTGAGCTACCGGCGCATGTGCGGAGACGGAGAGAGTCGAACTCCCACGGGTGTTACCCCCAACGAGGTTCAAGCTCGCGGCCGGCACCTATCGGCTGGCGTCTCCAGTGCGGAAGATACGTGATTCGAACACGTGCAGGTGTGACCCTGTACATCGCTTCCAACGATGCCCCTCGACCAGCCGGTCATCTTCCATTGCGGTGGGACGGAGACTCGAACTCCGAACAGTGTTACCTGTTACCTGACTTCGAACCAGGCTCCTCATCCAGCCGGATCCCCACCTTAGTGGATATGTGCCTGGCTTCCGTCGACTAGAAGCCGAGACTTGCGGCCATTAGATAGCTCACGCTCAGGCGCCATACCCAGCACCTCGGTACCCCAAGCACGATTTGAACGCGCAACCTCCTGATCCGTAGTCAGGTGCTCTATCCGTTGAGCTACTGGGGCATGTAACGTTGTCCTATGACATGGCGTTTCATAAGTCACGACAGGATGGTTGACGATGAAACTGGTGGCTGGGGCCATGTCGACTTCGATGTTAAGAAATACCATCAACCATTTTCGGAGCAGGTCCTGTGGCCGAGCAAGCAGGAAGAAGTGTGTGCGTTAATCACCAGGTGTCATGCGTTGCGTCAGGCAAGAGACCCTGGGTTTGAAGACCTTATTGAGGCCCTCTTAATTGAGCTACGAGCATTGCTTGATGATCCAAGCAATTGGCAAACTTTCAGTTGGCCACAGGAAATGGCTGAGTTTGCTCGTGGGGATAAGAGGATTTGAACCTCCGACCGCCGATGTATCAGATCGGAACTCTGACCAGACTGAGTTATATCCCCTTGTGCGGTGGGACCGAGATTCGAACTCGGGGGCCGCCTTACGACGACCTCGGCATTAGCAGTGCCGCGCCTTTGACCACTCGGCCATCCCACCAATGTACTGCGCCTCGTACGGGATTCGAACCCGTGGTCTCCTCCTTGACAGGGAGGTGCGTTTGACCAGACTACGCTAACGAAGCATTGACTTTCTCCAGGAGTATTCAGGTGCTCGGGATGGGATTCGAACCCATACTTTCCCGATTTTAAGTCGGGCCTCTCTACCGTTGGAGTACCCAAGCATCTGATTACTTGGTGCCGATGTAGGGATTCGAACCCTAAAACACCTGATCCTAAGTCAGGCCGCTTGAGCCGTCAGCGTGCATCGGCATGTGGTAGAAGGCGACTGAAGCCACTCATCACCGCCAGGCCCAACCAGCCAGCCTGCTAGCTTCAGTTCTTGATCCTTGCTGTCCGGACCTTCTACCAGAAGAGGGCGGTAAGACATCACGCAAGCCACCAGCTTGCACGACTGCTGCATCCTACCTAGAGGAAGACTAGGTACCTAGGGACTCGATGAGACGCATACACCCCTTTCGGGGGCCTTACCACCCGTGGAGAATATCGGTATCGAACCGATCGGGGCCTGATTGCAAGTCAAGCCTGTGCACCAGCACATCCCCCTAGAAGTACTCCTCCCACCTACGGCGGAACGCAACTCTCAGCCTCATCACTGATTTCATCCGCATTTCCTTGCGGTTCATATCCGGTGGTCGAAACGGAGTACCCGAGCCCACGCCCGGTCTTGAACCGGGAACCTTCCGCTTACGAGGCGGCTGCACGTACCTGCCGTGCTACGCGGGCCTGTTGCTATTCGTCGTGCCCCTTGAGGCCGTCGTATTGCTCCTTGGTCAGTTCCAGGTTGAGCAGTACCTTTCGCTGCTTCTCTGAGAGGAAGTAGCAGCGGCAGTCCTGTTCAGCACTCCACGGAAGACAGATCTCTCCCGGATAACGACGCCCTTTCCAGTACAGGAGCCAGTTCTCAATGACCTTGAATCCTGGCATCTTGTACACACGCATGTCGTACCAGTGGTAGATCTTAAATATCAGCCATCGATGCCAGGGCTGGCGCCAAAGGGTCAGGTGATAGGACCACTTGTTCTCGACATCACGAAGACTGAAACCTCTGCTACGGCTCCAGCCGTACTTCATTGGTATCTTCATCTGTTCCAGCGTCACGTGCTGGTCGTCGGTGAGTGATTATATTGCGAGCCAGTCGTCGGGCTCGAACCGACCGCCTCCGGGGTACAGGCCCGGCGCACCTACCTGCGGTGCTTGACTGGCAACGGAGGTGCAGATCTAGACTCGGGGCATAGGAGTACCGAAGGAGCGAGGTATTTTTGACCCCATCATGACCTAGCCTTCAGGGCTCCTTGTGACACCTGCTCTCCTTCTTGCCCTGTTAACACCTCACGTGCCCAAGGCGGGAGTCGAACCCGCAAGCACCAGACTCTCAGTCTGACGGCTTTTCCAGTTTGCCTACTCGGACATACAGCGGAGGATCCCCTTACTGGGGCCGATCGATCCCCAGTTTATCCAGTTCGCTGGCGGCTATGGGTGCACCCTGTGCCAACCCGCTTGCGCGTCCTCCACCGCCCCAGATCAAGGATTCGAACCTCGATTGCCCGGTCCAGAGCCGGGTGGCCTACCAAGTTAGCCGAATCTGGGATGTGTCCGCTGGCGGAAGCAGTGCTTCTCTTTACCATGGGATTATCCCCGAACACGGGGACCAGCGTCTTGCATCTTAGTCGATAAAGATGTCCCAGAGAGTCTTGAGCATGGCCCCCTCGGGGCCCTTGCTACTGAGAATCTCGTCGGCATCTTCCCGGCTGATGGCCTCTTCGTCACTCCACTCGCAGTAGCTGGAGTCGTGGAGGCCATCATGACCACGACTCAACTCGCAGACACCACCGTGTGAGCAGTAGCTGTTGCAGTGCTCTTCCCATGTCTCAGTCACGAGACCTCCTCCCCCAGGAGTCTTACCTTGCTGCCAGCGTCGCCCACGTTGGGGCTACCGGCTTGGACCTCAGAGTCATGCCGGCTTCCGCTGGCGTCCGGTTTCCCTTGTGCTGGTTACACGGATCGCACGAGGCAACCGTGTTCTGCCAAGTGTTCCGGCCCCCACGCGAGGTGGGAGTGACGTGGTCAACGGTTGTGGCCTTGCCGTTGCAGTAGCCACAGTGCCGGTTGTCCCGGTTGAGAACTCCCGGCCGAGACCAGGCGGGTCCTGCGGTGTAGCGCCACTTGGTGACGATGTACTTCACCAGGCGCACGACCTTGGGCATGCCCCCGAAAAGTGCAAACCGTATGTCGGGCTCCGCTTCATGGACCTCAGCCACGTTGCGGCAGAGCATCCGGATAGCGTGCCGGAGGCTGACCCGATGCAAGGGTCCAAGGTCAGCGTTCAGAACGAGTACTGCTTGCATTGAGTCAGCCCCCTTTCATGGGCTCCGTTACAGACAGGGCGAGGAGATGACCGGCTTCGAACCGGCGACCTTCTACTTGGCAAGCAGACGCTCTGACCAACTGAGCTACATCTCCAATGGTTAGCTGGCCGGACGCGACGCCCAGGGCCGTCACAAGGATTATTGGCTTGCTGGAACCACCGGCAGTACTGGCAGAGTCAGTAGCAGCTAACGAGCCCCCAGTCGGATTCGAACCGACAACCTCGTCCTTACCATGGACGCGCTCCACCTGGTGAGCTTTGAGGGCATTGCCTACTCAGCCTCTGGATTCCAGGGCTGGTAGTTGTAAATAGGAGCCCGTGGGACCTTGTCGACATGGAGAACTGCATCTTTGCCTGCGACCAGACACCTGTCACAGATGTTTATCTCCAGGAACCTGCGGTGGCCTTCACTTACTGGGGGATCCCACACTGTACTTCCGTACTGACCGTAGGAGATGAATGTAGTGCCGGCATACGGCTGGTTGTCAGCATCCTCCCGAAAAGCAGGCTCCAGGACAATGCCACATTTGAAACAGTCGAGTGTTGTCACGTGCCGCACCAGGGAGTCGAACCCTGCATCACTGATTTTTGAGATCAGCTGCTTTACCGCGTAGCACAGTACGGCCAAGCTGGCAGCGGAAGATTCGAACTTCCATCGACCGGAGTCAAAGTCCAGCGTCCTACCAATTAGACGAGCTGCCATTAATCATCCGTCCAGCCAGGGCAAGTACATTCCTTGAATGGCCAACGATTGGCACTTTCACAGGTGCATTCCCATTTCAGCTCCTCTGGGTAACACCCGAACCTGGCTCGGAAGCTTTCCCGCTGGAACTCCATAGCCTCTGCAATCTTCTCTGGGTCACCACTTGCTAGGGCCCGGAGATATTCAGCTGGACCTTTATCAAGTTTCATGAACCGGCGACGGGAATCGGACCCGCCCGATCTGCTTGGAAGGCAGAGATGCAACCACTACATTTCGCCGGCATATTGCGAGCTGCCTTAGCAGCTCGCTCATCTCTCTGTCACCGGTACCAGTGGCTTTTGTGCACAAGGGACATGGCCTGAGAGAACTGCCATGGTAGACCGTGTCGGGATCGAACCGACATTCTCCTGACTGAGAATCAGGTGAGATGACCATTACTCCAACGGTCCATGCGTGCCACCGGACGGGCTCGAACCGCCGTACTCCTGATCTTCAATCAGGCGCTACACCATCTCAGCTACAGTGGCAAATTTGAGTGGACCTACCCGGTCTCGAACCGGGCACCTTACGCCTGCCAGACGCATGCTCTACCAACTGAGCTATAGGCCCTAGAGCCGTCTCTGGGAACTGGGTGGAACCGGTGAGGACCAATGGTCAGCAACGGCGCGAAGCAGTTCAGCAGAGACGGGTCGTCGGGGAGGAGGGATTCGAACCCCCGGTCTCCTGCTCCCAAAGCAGGCGCCCTGACCAAGCTGGGCTACACCCCGATTCGGTCCTGGCAGCCGCTATCTGCTTCCAGGACCTTCACATGCTGTCCACTGTGGAATTGACAATTAACTAGGTCTCAGTTCCCTGAAACCTGAGCGCGGGTGGAAGGACTCGAACCCTCGTAAGCTGCTTTGGAGACAGCCATGCTTGCCGCTGCATCACACCCACATGAAGTTGTACCTACGAAGAAACCGCCCTGATCCGGGTCTCCGGGGGCGGCTCCAGCTCTGCTGCTGAGGCTGTTAGCCGTCCATCATGGCGCTTTCCTGCTTGTAGTTGGACTCGTGCCCTGTCACGGTCGCCAGGAACCAGCACCGGAAGGTGGGCACAGTCGCAGTATCGCGCAACGGTCGTAGCGCGATACCAGTTGATTGGATCTTGATCACTGTGTCCTCCTTCCGATTCCGGGGCCGCAGGGCGGGCTCATCGTGTTGACCTTAGACCGTGGGCGTCAGGCTTGGCAACTGTCATTTGATTGTGGCTTGCGCTTGCCTGACTTCAGCAACCGTACCCCCACGTCCGGGTACTGTCAAGTCCCAATCACTTGATCTTGTGAGGGTCATCCACCAGGAGCCCGTCACGACGTAACCACTCCCTGGACTCATGCATTTCCGCATCGAAGATCACCGTCTGAAACCAGCGCTTGAACAGCTCAGGGTCTCGCTCTGTGACCACGAAGGGAGGGACCGCCTGAACAGAGATGATCTCTACTTCCCGCTCGGGGTTGTATGCGTCTGTGGTCCAGAACGTAATACGTACCTGCCACACGTTAGCCAGGGGGCCGAGGTAGGGATCTTCGCCACGGACGATCAGCCAGGACCAGCGGGGCCGGTAGCTGTACCTGTCGAGCTGGCCCTGTAACCACTCGTAGTCAGTTGCCATGGATGGTGTCGATGGCCGCGTCCTGCTCCCACTGCTCGGCCAGATCCCGGAAGATGTAGGCCATGGCGCCCCTGCTCAGTCCGTTGACCGAGGTGTTGACTTCGACACCGTTGGCGTTCTCTGGGGCCCTGTTCACGACCACGCAGGCCAGGGTCTCTTCGCCGTCGATGACGACCACGGCAACATCTGCATCCGGTTTTGTTGTCACTTGAGTTGTCCCTTTCAGACAAAGAACAGGCCCCAGCCGTCAGCAGGGATGACTGGGGCCTGTCTGTTTCCCCACCCGAGGGGAAATAAGGTACAGGTGGTACTTCATGGGCATAGATCACTCTTAGGGAAACGGGGGTTGCCTAAGGTTGAGAGGTTGCCGTCCTGGGATTTGCCCAGGCACCACACCCACCTGCACGTCCAATTTTCAGTTTAGACGGTGGGTGCGACGGCAACGTTCTTCCCCCTCGTCGCACCCACCGGGCTAACCACGGCCCCCCGCCAGTGGCTGGCCCCTCGAAGCTAGCACCCGTATGTACGGGCGTCAAGCGCTAGTTCAGACCGCTGGCCGGAACCGTGCGCAGGTATTCATCGTAGTTACCGGTCCACGTGATTCGCGAGTCCACGCAGGCATCGGTCTGACCCCAGTGTGGCGCGTTGTTATCACCAAGGCCCACATAGAGCAGCACGCCGGCCAGATTCCGGTACGGATAGAATCGGTTGTTCCGGACGACGAAATCACCTTGGGCCGGATCCTCTGGGCAGTAGAACGTGAACGCCCCACCACCGAAGATGTTGTTCTCCACTACCCAGTGACTGTTCAGCGTCGGGTTGGTGATGATCGCTGATGTCATCGGGTTGCCCTGCAGCATCGTGTTGTGGCGGATCACGATGTTGCTGCCGGACTGTGCCTGAATGCCGTCACCGTGTGGATCGGCCGGACCGTTCTCTGAGCCTCGCAGGAACGAGTCCACAACCTGCGAGTTGTTGCCCATCTCCAAGGCGTTCTCACAGTTGACTGACCAGATGCGGGTTGCCCGGAAATTGGGACCGGTGATGGCACCGACGCCATGAGCGTCTCCGGCGTTACACACAACATCCGTGTCCTGGATGATGGTCGGCCCACTGGCGGGAACGGCCTCAGTGTTGATGCCCCATGGCGCCGCACTGGTCAAGGTGATGAACGAGTTCTTGATCACCACGTTCGCCGCGTGGACGTAGATCGCACCCGTGTGCATCCGGTTGTCGATGACAGTCCCTGCGGTGAAGATGTGCAGATCTCCACTAGTGACGGACGCGAACCCGCCAGTCAGGCGTCGGCCGGTAGTGGCCCGGTCCGGGTAACCGCAGGCTGTGAGCTGGGCCCAGCAGTTGGTCTGCGACGGTGGCCCAGTTGTGGTTGGACTGGGTGTTGGCGTTGGGCTTGGTGCAGAGCTTGGGCTCGCAGATGGACTAGCAGAAGGAGTAACTGACGGGCTGGCCGAGGGGCTAGTTGAAGGGCTGGTCGTAGGCGTGGCCGTCAGCGCTGTGATTATTGCCGTCTGATCCTTGATGCAGTTGTTCGCCCGGTTGCGTTGTGCAGTACTGGTAGCGACGCGCAACAGGGTTTGGCAATTAGCGAGTTCAGTACGTGCGAGGTCCAGCTGCGATAGCCCGGTGTCCGCACCCGTTGCCGGAGCACTGCTGCCCAACATGAACCCGCCAAGAGCCAGGATCATGGCCATGACTGCGATGGTGCTGCGCTTGGTCCGGAGCTGAGCCCTGGACCAGGCGTTGTGCCATTTGGTCTTAGTCATGCCCCCATGGAAGCACACCGACTACCAAGATCACTTCAACCTTGTCTCCTTGTAAGCGGCCAGGCACAGGGCGCAACGACATCCCCAGTTCAAGTACGTGTGCGGATCACCATGTGGTACGGCCTTATCTCCAGCTGCGGTACGGACATAGCGACGCTTACGTGCCGCTAGGTTTGCCACCGTCCAGGCCGCTCGACACGGTGCACAGCGACAGCCCAGGTTCGAGTAGCCGTTGCTGGAGCCGTGGCGCTTGTCGCCGTCCCCTTCAGTGATCTTGGTTCGTAGGACCATACAGGTGATCCTACAGTGTCACTTGATCCGGACCCATCCCACGCGACCACTCACGAAGCTTCCCGATGATGGTGCAGGGCCACTTCTGGCCATCTTGCCTACAGCGGATCTCGGTGTCGTCTCCCACGGCAGAGCCGTTGTTGAGGATGATTCGATCTGGTTCTACAGGTCGGTGATTTGCCTCGATCATGTACCTGATTTCTTTGTCACTGAGGTCGTATTCCATACCGGCCACCCTACACCCCTACGTTGGGGTGCGTTATTGCACGCCAGTGGCTCCGTGCTTTATTCCCGGTCTTGATATTAGTATAAAGCCATGCTATGGGGCGCACTGGCACTTTTGACACTGGCGGTGGCCAGGGTAACCCGGCTCATTACCGCTGATCAGATCCTACTGCCCGTGCGACGCTGGGTTGTCAATAAGTATGGAGAAGACTCTTGGATCACCCTGCTGGTCCACTGCAGTTGGTGCGTAAGTGTTTGGGTCGCCTTTCCGGCGGCCCTTTTCTGGGCCGTTGCACTATTGCCCTGGCAACAGTGGTGGCTAGCTATTCCCGCGTGGCTGACAATGGCGTACGTAACCGGTCTGCTTTCCCAACTGGAGGGGCGATAGTCAATGGCCTTTGGTAGAGGTAAGGCGGTTGCCGTAAGCCCCGAGCCTCCGCACAGGAAATCATTGGTCGCGTCGGCCATTAGGACCACATTCAGTGACCTGTCCTATAGCGCCTGGAGATGGCGTGATGAGACGTGGCAGCGAGAGCTGTGGCGGCTGTATGACATTGTGCCGGAGTTTGGGTTTGCAGCTCGATGGGTTGGCCAGTGCTGTTCCAGGGTTCGCATTTACGTGGCCAAGGTCGATGAGCTGGGCCGGATTCAGGGCGAGACGAAGAACCGGAAGGTTAATGCACTCGCAGACTCGTTGTTAGGTGGCCCCGCCGCCAAGGCCGAGGCCCTGCGCTCCATGGGCATCAACCTCACGGTGGCCGGCGAATGTTATGTTGTCGGCCGGCCCGATGAGGATAGCGGCAGGGACGAGTGGTACATCCTGTCCTCCACGGAGATGCGACGGGTACAAGGCGCAAATGGCGAATGGCAATGGGCCTGGGGCCTACCCAACGGAGAACGGTTTCGATTAGACCTTGAACGCAATGTGATTACCCGTGTGTGGACTCCGCACCCAAACCGGGTCTGGTGCGCTGATTCTCCATCTAGGTCCTGCCAATCCGTACTTCGGGAACTGGAGCAATTAACCAAGTACATCTTCTCTCAAATTGACTCTCGCCTCATTGGCGCCGGCATCCTGATTATCCCGAACAACCTGGACCTCCCTCAAGAAGAAAACACCACCAACAATGCCGAGTCCCTGATGGTGCGCCTGGCTACCGCTGGTGCTGCCAGTCTCCGGGGCGAAGGATCCGCTCTAGGTGTCCTGCCGCACATCGTGGAATCCGACAACGCTGACGGTTGGAAACTGCTGAACTTCGAGTCTGAACTCAGCAAACAGGCCATGGATCTGCGCAAAGAGGCAGTGGAACGGCTTGGCGTTGGCATGGACATGCCGCCAGAGGTTTTATCAGGCTCAGGCGCCGAGAACCATTGGTGCTTGTCGATGGATACCCAGACGTTAACCAGGGACCATGGCTGGGTCACCTACGATCAATTGGCACCCGGTGATTGCATCTTGACCCTGAATCATGACACTGGCCAGTCCGAATGGCAGCCAGCCCAGGCCGTAAATGTATTCGACGTCGTTGACGAACCCATGCTGCAGATGAGGAGTCAGAACCATACGTCACTGTCGACGGCGAACCACCGCTGGGCACTAGAGCAAAAGGCGCATAAGAGACATCCGGAGAGTCGTGGCTGGACTACGAGTCAAGAAGGTTTCCGTGCCCACGACCGGATCCCAATCGTAGCTAGAAATGCCCAGATACCCACTACCGCTAAGTACGAAGACGACTTCGTTAAGTTGGTAGCGGCATACATCTCAGACGGCACTTTAATCAACCTGATACCCGGTAACGGCCGGCCCAAGGTCCATCTTACTAAGTTCAAAGCAGGTGAAATTCAAGAACTGCGCCGGATCCTGACCAATCTCTATGGACCCGTTGGTGTTGGATGGACCGAAACGGTAGAAAATACGGTCAGTGTTGGATCAGGGGTACGTTTCCATATCTCTGCTGCTCAGGCGCATTCGCTCATTGAGGTGGCACCCGGTCGAATCAAGGTAATTCGTGACAGTTTCATTGATGACTTGACCGAGTCTCAGCTGCTGCTCTTGCTTGAGGCAATGATCGAGATCGGGGACGGAAACCGGCGTCACAACGGATATTGGCTTCTTCAGGTAGAGCAGGACAGACTTCGTCCGCTTGAGCGGGCGGCCATTCTCCTGGGCCTGAGTGTGCAATGGGGCCTACGTCCACAGACCGATGCAGCCTACGGAACCCGGCCATTACACATCCTTACCATCAATCACCGCAAGGTCATTGACCCTAAGTACACAGAGCGTTCCTGGGTTAAATACACAGGCAAGGTCTGGTGTCCCACCACTGCCAATGGAACCTGGCTTGCCAAACGAGATGGAAGGATCTTCTACACCGGCAACAGCGGCTACCTTATTGAGGGCCAAGGGATAAAGGTCCACATTGAACCCCTCATGAATAGAATCTGTGACGCACTAACCAAGGCGTACCTGATTCCGGCGCTAAAGCTCATGGGCGAGGATCCCAGTCGCTACACCTATTCTTTTGACACCAGTCCACTACAGATTCGGCCGCAACGACTACAAGACGCTTTGAACTTGTATGAGAAAGGACTGCTCAGCGGAGACGCGGTACGGGATACCGGCTACTTCAAGGAAGCAGAAGCCCCTAGCTCAGACGAGAGCACCAAGCGCTTCATCCAGGAAATCCTGCTCCGTGATCCACAGCTGCTGCAGAACCAGGCCGTACGTGAGGCTGCCGGCATCACCGAGGAGCAGATCCCACAGTCAGCAATGATCGCCCCCACACCACAGAGCATTACTCCAGGTGGCGGGGGCAGCGGCCCACCTCCACCGCCGCCCCCGCCCACCGGAATCCAGTCCGAGTTGCCGCCTCCGATGCCTAACACCTTGGGCAATGTTGGTGCGCCCCCTCCACCACCCTCCCCAGGCACTGGCACTGGACCCCCTACCGGTATCCAGTCATCCGCCTTCACCACCCAGGAGATGGGCGTTGTCGTCCTTGCTGAGGCAACAGTTCGTCGGGGCTTGGAACTAGCCGGGAAACGGCTGCTGGATAACCACAACCGCAACCGTTGGCCGGACGTACCTCACTTCGAGCTGCACACCAGGATCAAGGTCCAGGACCAGGCCCATGCAAATCGACTGCTATCTGGAGCCTGGGATCAGTTGGCTGCCATGACCCAGTTCTTCGCAGATGACTTTGATACGGAACGGTTGCGCAGCTCCCTGGCCAAGTACTGCTCAATTTTGCTGGTACGCGGGATGGCCCATGAACCACCGAACCTGCTTTCAATGCTCCAGGCGGATGGAGTAGTTCGTGCCCCCCAGTAAGGGCTCTGAGGACTCTATCTACGCTGCTGCAAAATCGGGCCTGCAGCGGTGGCTCAAGCGTGCCCGAGAAGTGGTGATGGCGCCCTGGCGTCAGTTCAAGGCTCAGCCAAACGCAGAAGCAGTCAGAGCCACAGTGCCCTTGTGGCAGGAGCAGGTTGACCGGATTCTTGCTGCACTGACCCCGGCCTTGAAGGAGGGGTGGGCGGCTGCCAATTTACCTGGTGACTATGACCCACGAGACCCGTACATACAGGCGAACCTGGCGCTTACCTACAACTTGCTGGTCCGGATACCTGATGAAGTACATGCCAGAGTCGTAAAAGAGATTCTGGAAGGCACCAATGCAGGTGAAAGCCTGGAACAAATAGCAAATCGAGTGGACAATGTGCTCACGTATACCGGATCAGAGAACTGGGATGGCAGGGCCCGTCTGATTGCCCAGACGGAGCTGACGCGCCACTTCAACTCTTCCATGTTGGCGCACGGGCTCATTCGCGAGAAGCAAGGACAGCAGGGATTGGTCAAGGAATGGGATACCACGATGGATGGTAGAGAACGTACCGCACATCGGCTCACCAATGCCAAAACCCAGCCGCTAGGTCAACCATTCATCGTTGATGGCTTCCCCATGCTTTTCCCTGGTGACCCAGCAGCTCCACCGGACCTTGTTTGTGGCTGTCGATGCAACCTGATTATAAGGACCGGATCATGACAATCAAATGGCGCGGGATGATTGCTCCGACCGAGGTTCCCACCGGGGACGGCCGGATGTTCGCAGCCGGGAAGCTGACCAGCCGCCCTACGCCCTTACCCCTGCTGGTGCGTTTTGGGTCCGGGGGCCACGAGGGTGCCACCGTCGTGGGCAAGGTAAATAACATATTCCAGGGTCCCGGTGGCTATTGGGCTGACGGTGAGTTCCTTGATCCGGAGATGATTCCCGAGGTACCCAAGGCCATCTACATGCTCCAGAACAAGGTCATGGGACCCAGCGTCGACCTGGACCGGGACTTCACCGTGGAGGCCGTCAAGCACCCCACCCGCCCGGACAAGAAAGCTGGTCTGTTTAAGGAGTACAACGTCATTGGCGTGACCCTGGTCCCGATGCCCGCCTTCCACCAGGTGCACATGAGCGTGGACAGTCCCGAGGAGAAGGCTCTGTTGGCCTCCATTGGGGTGGACACCGAGGATTGGGGCCTCTTCGACGTGAATACAGACTCGTGGAAGTCCTGGCCACTGGCACCTCGGGACTACAAGTTTGACGCTGACGATGCAGTCAAGCGCATTGCCTACTGGGCTGGCATCGGCAGCAGAGAGCCGAGCCTGGACCGCTATGCATCCGTGTTCCTATGGCGCAACGGCAGCGAGGTCAACGACAACCTGAACCAGGATTCGTTCCGGCTGCCGCTGGCAGACATCATCAACGACCAGCCCCATCTGATCTATCACGCCGTGTATTCGGCAGCTGCACTTCTGTCTGGCGCCCACGGTGGCTTGCCGAATATCCCTGAGGAAGACAAACAGCGCATGATCCCGGTCATTGACGAGATGTACGGGGCCATGGCCGCTGCGTTCGGGGACGAGAACCTGGTTTCACCGTTCCAGGAGGGTGGGGGACGCTCCCCGAACCAGGACCCAGTGACGACCCTGGCAGTGGAAGAAGACTGCGGCTGTGAAGAAGGAATCACCATGACAGCTCCTACCGAGAACAACGTGTCACTGGAGTCCTGGAAGACGGCTCCTCTGTCTATTGCGACGAACACTGCGAACACAAGCTCATTCACTATCGGTGTCCCGGTGACAATTACCTTCGGCGCACCGTCGATGCCAAGTACATCCAAGTACATGGGTCTTGATGTTGACCCAGACATGAAGAACACCTACGGACCCAACGGTTGCCATTTTGACAATGGCTTCTGCATGAAGTGCGGCTACTAGAATGACGACACAAGAGTTGGAAGCAAGGTTTTGGTCCAAGGTGGACTTCGATCCACACGACATTCAACGTTGCTGGTTATGGAAAGACAGTACGCAGCGGGGCTACGGCAACTTCCATTTCTATAACACAACTGGTACCCGATGCATAGCACGGGCGCATCGTCAGGCATATATCTTTTACTGGGGCGAAATTGATCTGTACTTCAGCAGCCGGATTGAGATAGATCATCTGTGTCATGATCCATTGCGATGTCAGTCGGGAGATAATTGTCCGCATCGTCGATGCTGCAATCCACATCATATGCAACTTTCAACCACTAAGAATAACAGTTCTGCAGAACGAATGGTGTATTGGCAATATCGCAAAACCCATTGCCCGAGCGGCCACCCCTACGACCATGTAAACACCCAGTTCCGTACTAATGGTCATCGTGTCTGTGGAACATGTAATCGACTTCGGGCAGCCCGGAACAGGAGTGTGAAATGAGTGTTAACACAAAACGGCCATATGGCAATGTAAAGTACGCAGACGATGGATTCCAGTCAGATGGGGTTAAAAGGTACCCCCTCGATTCGGAAGAGCACTGCAGGGCCGCATGGGCATACATCAATATGCCGAAGAATGCCGCTAAGTACGATGCCGACGAACTGAAAATCGTCAAGGGCCGGATCAAGGAGGCACTCAAGAAATACGATGTCGAAATTTCTGAGGATGAGGATGACTCAGGGGAGATGTCAGTGGGCTTGGCGGATTCTGACCAAGGCGCCCTACTCGCGGGGGCGGCACCTTTGGCACCGCCGTCCGCGTGGTTCTCAGATCCTGGATTCCAGGCGCCCACCAAGCTGAGCATCTCTGAGGACGGCCACGTATCCGGACACCTGGCCCAGTGGAAGGTGTGCCACGTAGGCATTGGAAGATCCTGCGTAATGGCTCCCAAGAGCCGTACCAACTACAGCCTCTTCCGCCAGGGCGCTGTTATCTGTGAAGACGGTTCCCAGGCTCCCATCGGCAAGATCACGCTGGGCACCGGACACGCGAGCCCGCACTGGGGCATCGTCCCAAGCCGGGACCACTATGACAACACCGGCTGGGCGGCAGCCGTGGTCAATGTCGGTGAAGACCGGCATGGCATCTGGGTCAATGGGGCCCTGACCACCACCATGACTCCGGAGAAGATAGCTGAACTTCGAGCATCCGCACTATCAGGTGACTGGCGCGAGGTGAATGGCAACCTGGAGCTTATTGCCGCTCTGGCAGTAAACAACCCAGGATTCCCCATCTATCGCGAACAGAATGGCCACGCCTTCAGTCTCATGGCTGTTGGAGTTCTGGGCCAGGAAGATGACAACCTAGGAGAATTCAGCATGGATGAAGAAGCCGTTGAGACTCCCGAAGTTCCGTCGGATGATGTTACTGAGGATGCCGCAGAACTGGCAGCTCGCCTGGAGCGGTGGGAACAGATCGAGCAGGAACTCGAAGAGCACAACCAGGCGAGGCGCGCAGCGCAATTAGCCGCTATTGACGAGGAACGGTCCCTGCTAAGCTAACCGGAATCCAGCAGAAATGGGCTGCGACTATGACCCAGGCCGAGGAACGGGCCTTGACCCTCCGGATGGAGCGGTTGGCTCGTCTTGATGCATGGTCTGGGACCAATGGTCATGGCAATGGAAACGGCAATGGCAACGGGAATGGACACCACCATTCGACTGAATTCACCCTGGTCGAAGTAGAGGGTGATGATGACGCTGAGCCCGGCAGTGAAACTGGCGTTGTTATTACGCCCGAGGGCCGCATCTATGCTCAGTATGGAGTTCGCTTTGAAGCGTTAGAGGATAAGACTCCTCAAGAGCTGAAAGAAGAAGCTCAGGCAGAGGCAAATAACAAGCCGGTACGACCCACCGTCCCTGCCACGCCGGTTCCTCCTGCCGCCGCACCTGCTGCTGCCCCTGGCTCACTTACCGCTGCAGTCGATGTGGGGCATTGGAAAGCAGAGCTGCACCCACGTGACTCCAAGGGAAGATTCCGCGACAGCTTCAGGGTCAGTGACCGTGCTCGTGCGATCATCGACCGGATCCTGAAGGGATTCGATGCCTCGGAGTTCACATCTAACGAGAATGCTGCCAAGTGGCTTCGTACCCGCAGACCGAGGACGCGGAATAAGCGCCAGGACGAGACGATCAGCCACTTCTACACCAAGGAGGGCTATGACGAGATTCAGGGTGCGCTTTACCGGGGATTCGACCCCGCGACCGTAGTCGATGTAGAGGCCCAGCGCGAGGGCCCCCACCGTGAGATCCACGACCTAGATTCCATGATGGAGCCACTGCCCAGGGACATGCTTCTTACCTGGGTCGGTGGACCAGAAACCTTTGGTCTGCCGAAAGAGCGTATGCCTGAGGTCGAGGAATGGACCGGGCGGCTTGTCTCCAGCAAGGGCTATGTCCCAACGAACCTTACCGAGCCGGAATCGGTAGACGGTCCCCACATCGTTTGGTCATTGGTCACCCCCAAGGGAACTAAGGCCGTTGTCGTTGGTGATGGCCACCGGGACGTGATCCTGGACCGGGAACAGCCGATCCAGATCATGAAGGTCGAGGACAACGGCCGTGGCGGCATGTACGTGTACGCCACCGTCATGCCCAAGACCGGATCTGGCCCTCCCCGTAGCCTGGGCAAGGAGCTTCCTGCTCGCGAAGTTGCTGAATCCCGAGCTAAGGCTGTTGAAGCCACTCCTGAGGAACTGGCCCGTCGTGGCCTCGGTCCTGACGGCAAGCCACTACCGGCGCCACCTCGAAAGGGCCCACCGGCAAAGAGCGGACTACCGCCTGCTGCACCAGGCGAGAAAACTGGTCCTGCACCCAAGCCTGAAGGGCCAATTGAGCCTGGTCGTGTTCTCAAGAGTGATCGTGAGCCGCCAGCGCCGGAAGAGATGCTTACGCCTGAGGCTCGCAGGGCTCCTGGTCGACAGATCATCCCTGAGGCCGAGGCACGGGTTAAGGAAGAGCGTCGGAGGCTGGATGAACGTGAAGCCAGGCTGGAGGAGCGGGCAGCACGCGAAGATCGCCAGCGCCAGGTATTCCAGGAGTCACAGCAGCGGGCGATTGAACAACGAGACCAGCTGATTGATCGACTCATGCGTCAGCAGGAGACTGGCGAATCGGAGGCTCCAGCTCCCGAAGCGCCGCGTGGAGACACCCGTGGTGGGTCCGATATTCGGGGCATGACCAGGGCTCAGAAGATTGCCCAAGTTAACCGGGACCGTGATCTTCGTTCGAGGTTTCCCGGCTATCCCCGTAATGATGATGAAAGACGTATCGAGCGGACGGCTGAGAACGTTCTCCGTGAATCACGTGGCGAAGAACTGCTGCCGCCCCTTGACCAGGGACCCAACCTCGCTCGTCCGCGCAAGCTGGCCGCCAAGAAGGCAGTACAGATGCCGGCGAGCCAGGAGGTTGGTGGAACCTCCCGTCGTGCAGCTACTGGCCGCGCAGGAGACGTCGTCTTCTTCGAGACCGAAGATGGAGACACAGCTGAAGGTGTAGTCGTCCGTCGTGGTCGCAAGGGAACCGTTGCGGTCAAGTGGCGCGAGGGCGATGAGGTCATGGCCGGAGAGCCACGGCCGTTGCCCAAGAACCTGCGCATGGACGATGAGAACGTCCGGTTCGAAGCACCTCCGAAGCCAGAGAAGGCTGCCCCTCCGACAAGTACGAAGAGACTTACTGGCCCGGTGACGGAGGCCCAATTCACTCGGGCTGAACAACGGACCCTGGATCAGGCTGATCGTGAAGCTGACATTCCAGAAGCTGATCTGACTCCGGCTCAACGGGCCCGTCGCAACTTGGCCGATGACATCCGGGCCCGGCGCGCGGGAACTGCGGCCGAGGAACGGCCAGCAGAGACAATCGGCCGGGTCGAGATCCCCAACCAGGTCGAGGACCGGTGGCGCAACTCTGATTCAGACACCGAGCGGGAGGCTGAGAACTGGTCTGATGAAGAGCAGGAACGGAGCATGGCTCAGGCCGCCCGTGTCCGGCGCACTGAGGATGAAGCCAAGCTAGTTACCTACCTCAAGCAGCTGCCAGACGATGACCTGGCTCGTTTGGCCATGCGCCTGGGCGTGGGCAACAGTGACCCGGATACCGATGACCGGGACAAGAACGATTTCATCGGCCGGATCGTTGCCGCCAAGCGCGCGGGCCTGATCAAGCCGCCAGCCAAGAAGGTCACTAAGGCAGCTCAGGCCAAAGAGGACCAGGATGCCAGGGTCCGGGCTGCCACTCGTGAGCGCGTAGCGGCAGACATTGCAGAGACTGAGCGCCAGATCGAGATTATGAAGCGCGCTCCTGTCAAGAAGGAGGCAGCGCCAGCTAAAAAGGCAGCTGCACCAGCTAAGAAGGCAGCGCCACGAGTCACACCCACAGAGCGTCGCAAGAGGGAACGCCTCGACTGGCTCGATGCAGTTATAGCAGAAGATAACGACGATCTAAAGAAGGTACGAATCGAGGGGGAAGCTGCCCCGCTAACTTCTCTTCGGCGTCTTCGTGAGGATGCTGAGAAAGGCATCGCTGATGATGAGGCCATAGAACAAACTCTCAACGACATCATTCAACAGCGACGTGACAATGACCCGGTTGTTAAAGCAATGCGTCCTGTGTTTGATCGATTCTATGAAATGAGAGACAGAGATCGGTACAAGCTCTCCAGGGCAGCAATTGCTAGGGCTCGCCGTGAGGGCGAACCAGCCGTAGCGAGGAAGGCGGCCCCAGAGAGGCCGACCATCACCCGCGAGGCCCCTCGTCACACCAATGTTCCATCTGCCTTTGACCGGGCTGAGCATGAAAGACAGGTTCGAGAGACACACCAGAGGGTCATTGACGCTCGTGACGCGGCCAACGTTCGTGACGGTACCAACGTTGAGGTACCAGCATCCCGACGTGCTCGCCGGATCATTGACGATGTCATTGATGAAGATCCGAATCCAGATCGCCTGGACGACCTTGCTGGGCGCCTGCGGCAGGAGGCCGATGAGCTAGAGGCAGACGAACTGTCCAATGAGGACATCGGTGACCCACTCCTGGTCCGGGAGCTGACTCCTCGGGAGCTTGGCTTCATCCAGGAAGATGATGTTGAGCGTCTCCGTCGACTTGCTGATGCCCTGGATGCTGAGCAGGAAGACCGGGATGCGGAAGAGGGACGGATTGCAGCCCCGCCCAGGGCTCAGCGTGCGCCCAAGGCTGCCCCAGCTAAGGCTGCACCTAAGACTCCGGTCAAGAAGGCTGCTCCGGTCAAGAAGGCAGCCACCAGGGCTGCGAAGAAAGCTGCACCTGAAACGGCACCAGCTAAGCGGGAGACGCGAGCTGAACTTTATGAGCGCGCCCGCAACGCGGATATCCGTGGCCGTTCAGGTATGACGCGGAAGCAGTTGGAGGAGGCATTAAGTCGCCAGGAGACTAGCGGAAAGCCTGAGCTAAAGACCCCTCGGGCTAAGAAGGCAGTACCCGGTAAGAAGGCTGCACCCGAGGCTCCGATCAAGGCTGCCAAGAAGGCTGTTCCGGAGAAGCCGACCGTCACTCGTGCAGGTGAAGCTGTTGGCAAACCAACGCCGGCACAGAGGGCGACACTCCAGCGCTTCATTGACGGCGAATCCCCGTTCCCGCGTAAGGACGTGGCCCAGCGCCTTGTCGACCGGGGCTGGCTAGAGTATCGGGACGGTCGGTACCGGATCACTCGTGATGGCCGTACCGTCATGGCGCCGCCACCAGCCAAGAAGGCGGCACTGGCCAAGAAGGCCACCCCCCGCAAGAGGGTGGCTAAGGCCGCACCAAAGGCTGCACCGGTACCCGTTCAACCATTCGGAGTTCCTCGCGTAGCCGCAAAGATCGGTGGAGCCATTGCTACAGCCTTGGTCAAGAAGGCTTTAGCAAGCATCTCTGAGCGACTGGTCACGCGCGCCAAGGCTGATGCAGCAGAACGCAGACGTCGCCGGATACTTTCTCGTGGCACCAGGATGTCTCTTCTGGAGCAGGCGGCTCTAGGCCGGATCCGGAGTGCGCACGCCAAGAACCTGGCTGAGGATACCAACCTGCCAGAAAGCCGACGAGGCTGGGTTGCACGTGCCGAGATCCCGATTGTTGGGCCCAAGGTATTGCAGTCACTGCGTGACCAGGGAGTCATTGAAGAGCTGGAAGTTCCAGTTGGCCGTAAAGGGCGCGGACGTATGCGTCTGTACCGGCCAGTCAGTATTCCTGAGCCTGCGCCTTCTACCAAGCCTGTTCGTGTTGCCAGGGCGGCAAAGAAGGTAACTCCTGCCCCTGTTAAGAAGGTTGCTCCAGCTCCCGTTAAGAAGGCCGCTGCTGCCGCTGTTCCCCGCATCCCTGCGAAGGGCACTCCGGAACGTAATGCGCTGAACAAGCGAATTGCACGTCAGTATGTCTCTGGGAAAGGTATCTCGGAGATTGCCAAGTCCGAGGGCCTCTCTGACTCGTTCGTGTACACGTCGCTGACGAAAGAATCAGGTCTGCAGCTACGACCACGCGGCAGGCCGGTAATCAAGAGGGCTGCCAAGGCTGCACCAGTCAAGGCACCAGCCGCCAAGGTTGCTAAGGCATCAGTTAAGAAGGCTGTCCCTGGTCGGCGGCGAGGGCCTGCTACACAGGACATTGGTATTGGAGCTACTGGTGGGCTACCTACCGGTGCCCGTTCAGCACCTCTTCGTACTGCTGGCATTGGACAAGACGGCGCGCTTACCGGCCGAGTCTTCTCAGTTGACGATCAGGCCAGGGTGCTGAGAGAGGATACGGGCCCCGAGGGTGTTCCAGTACGGGACTTTGCCCTGTACAACGGATACAAGATCTACACTGGTACGGCCTGGCGGCACGATGGGGTCACCTACGTTGTAGAGCATCGCGACCCAGGGGCCAAGAGGTATGGCCCCGAGTGGGGGGCGGGCGCACATCGTCTGCTAGTTCGTCACCTCGAATCTTTACCACCTGAGGCGCGCGCCGCACAGAAGTCTTACGCTTTTGTAACCAGTAGAAATCCTGACGATAAAGGAGACTTTGAGGCACAGGCGACTGCTGGTGGTGGACACACCACTGTTTGGAGAGCTGGAGTCGGCATTGAGGATTTCCAGTCCATTATGAATCACGAGACTGGACACAATGCCAGTTACATGGCTTCGATAAAGAGCGGTCTCAAGTTAGGTGAGGCCAGTCCTGCATATGCAGCCGCTACGGTTCTTGATAATCCGCATGTTCAGGTTTCTGGATTTGAGCCACGTCGTACCGCTCTTCCAAGGCGCCTAAAGAAGGCTTATGACGAATGGGGTACAGCTCGTAGAGGTGATCCCCATGTCAAGGTGCCTAAGGGTGTAACCCCATATGGACGCTCTTCATATGGAGAGGACTTTGCTGAGGCTCATGCAGCGTATCTGGCAGATGTTGTAGGCACTGGCGTTCTCTCTGACGGAGACGGCAGAAGAGAAGACATCTGGTTCCGTGATCTGTACCCAGAGCGTGCCACACATTTCGATGAAATCTATCCGGACTATGGCCGCAGGCAGATAGCTCATATCGAAAGACTTCGCGGTCGTCGGCTACCAAGCGTTGGATCAGCTTTAAGGGCTCCCGTTAGAGCAGGAATGGGAAGAGGGAAAACTGCTCGCGTACCGGCCCAGTTGGTCGGCTTTCCAGACCAAGCATTCCGGGCCACCAAGAAGGCGGTTCCAAGAGTCCTTGGCCCAGACCGTATCAAGGCGCTGGTCGATGCGCTTCCACCAGAGCATCGCAAAGATGTCCAGCGACTGTCTCTTGTAGAACAAGAGGATTACCTCGCCCGTCTGCAGGCCGGGATACCAACACATGAGGAGGCCCTGTACCTGGCCAAGGGCAATGCCAACCCACTGAAGCTGGATCCCGACAAGCCGGTTGTAGCCAGAGCGCCCCGGAAGTCGGTTGCGAGTGCCAGGCCGACCATCACCAAGCAGGCGCCAGCCAAGAAGATAACGGTGAAGGCCGCACCGGTAAAGAAAGCTGCACCAGTCAAGAAGGCTGCACCTGTTGCTGCCAAGAAGGTTGCACCCGAGAGGCCGACCATCACTCGGGCTGCCAAGAAGGTCGTACCAGAAGCGCCTTCGGTTAAGAAGGCCATCCCCCGCAGGGCGCCGACTGGCACCAGCGGTACGGGCGAGACTCAGCCACGGGTCACGCTGAAGAGTCTGCGGGACAAGGCCAGGGACGCCAAGATACCTGGCTTCAGCCGGATGGCCAGACCTGAGCTAGAAACAGCTCTGGCTCGCCATGAGGCTGGCGACGCTTCCGTCCTGCAGCGTCCCACCCGTGCCCGTGCCCCACGCCTCGTTGCGGATACACCACTGAACAAGGCAAAGGCCCAGGCGGCGATTGACCGCCTTGACCAGTACCAGCACCGGATGCCGGCTGAACACGATGGGCTCCGAAAGGAACTCATCGAAGGACTAGAGGCAAGGAGGCTGACCCCGGAGAAAATTCGACCGATATTGCGGAAAGAGGCCAGGGAACTTAACCTGCAGGCACGTGAGCTTAGGGACACGGATGCCGGGAAGGCCCGTACTGTCCGCAAGGCGGCGGCAATCTATGAACTGATCGAAATCGAACTCGGTAAGACCGAAGCCTTTGACCAGGCTGTTGAGCGGCACTTGCGTGGCGAGGGCCCGAACATCAAGCCGTTTGCGCCATTGCCTGAACGTCTCGAAGCTCCCGTTGTCGTTAAGAAGACGCCTCCTCCGCGCAAGATCCAGGTGCCACCTGCCGCTCCTGCAGCTCCAGTAGCAAGGGTGAAGAGAGCTGCCAACCCCAACCTGGTCAGAGCAGATCTAGAGACAGCCGCTAGCGCCAAGGAAATAGAGGAAATACTTGATGAACTGGAGCTGGGCAACGACAAAGGAGCCTGGCGAAGACTGGCCAAGAGCCTGATCTCTGCTCCACGATTCGCAGACCTGCGTTCTGCTTCTGCGATCCGGAAGCAGATCGTAGACAGCTACAACAGTGACCGACTCCTGCGTGAAGAGATACTGCCTATCGAAGTCCCCGCTGGAGAAGGAAAGGTCCGGCGGTTCGCAGAGCCGATGCCGACCAAGAAGCGGCCAAAGTCTTTCTGGGGTATGCATCGTGATGACCCAGAAAAGGCCTGGCGTCCAATCACAGGCCGCCGTCCTAGCCGGGCGTTTGATGATGCTGACTCCATTTACATGGCGACAGACCGGGATTATGCCCACAAGTTCATCGATGACATGGACGAGGACCGGTTCAAGAGACTGGTACGGGCGCTAGATCTCGGCCCAGAGCATCTTGCCAAGGACCGGGACGGTATCACTGACGCCTTGTTACGCAAGATCCGTGAGCCCGAGCCTCAGACTAAGTCGCTACGTAAGTCAGCTGTCGAAATCCGGGCAAACCGCCAGCAGGTATATAAAGATCTCCTTGAACGTAACAACTTCCAGAACACTGTTGCGTCTACTCAGGCTCGGGAAGCCCTGCAGAACGGCGGCCTCCAGTACACAGCCACCGGTGACCAAGTAGCAGTTGCTGAGGAACTGCGCATTGCTGCCGATCGAATTGAAAACCTCCAATCGATCAAGACTCCTGATGGTGCGAAACTAAGTGGTCTACGGCAGCAGCAGTTGGCCAAAGCCGATGCAGGCCGGCTTCGAGAGTTTGCCGACAGACTGGAGCGTCACGGCACCTTCGCACGCCGGAGGAAAGCCGTCCCTGCTGATGCAAGGAAGGGCGTCAGACCATTCTTCACTGAGGAAGAACTTGCCCAAGAAGCAGAAGAACAAAGGGAGTCGGAGCGGCGCTCGCGCCTGCGTACGACCAAGCGCATGGAAGCTCAGGCGTTCCCAGCGAAGCGAGCCAAGGGAGCGGCTGCCCCGCTTGGAGACCGTCGTCGGCTAAGTCCAGTTCAGCGTGAAGACGTTGACCCACTGACCCCGAATGAGCAGAGGGACTACTTCGACAACCGTGACCGAGACCTGCCACACGACAGGGCACTGGCCGAAGCCTTGTCTCAGGTCCAGACACCAGGTCGGTTCAAGGCGCAGGCAAAGGCTGCGCCTGAGCGCCCGGTAAAGGTAACCAGAGCTGCTGCAAAGGCACCAGACGTAGATGCAACCCTTGCTCGACTCAGTGACTTCGACAACCCACCCAGCCGCGAGGAAGCTGCGGCAATGGTTGCCGACTGGCGTCGGGCTCCGTTGCTGGAGGCAGCCAAGAAGCTGAGTGTTCCTGGGTATACCCGCCTGGACATGCCTGGCCTCAGGCGAGAAATTGTCGAAGGTACGGCTGGCCGGCGTGTGGATTCGATTGCCCTCCGTGGGTTCCGTGGCCGGCGTCCTGGCGAAGGCGACGTCAAGGACCGGGTACGTCCCAGCAGCGTTGGCGGAAGGCCAGCGGTAGCCAAGAAGGCTGTACCAGCCAAGAAGACGGTCACAAGCGCTGATGACGTGATTGCGAACCGGGGCACAATCTTCCGGCAGCCAGAGTTCCCCGGCTGGGACATCGTTGAGCATGCTGGCAACAAGCGTTGGTACCTCCTTGACCCGGATGGCAATCTCCACCGTGACGGCCGTACCGTCAGCTCTCCAACCATGGAGGCTGCGCAAAGGCGACTGGCTCGGGTAGCTAAGCCGGCCCCGGCTAAGAAGGCTGCACCAGCGAAAGCAGCCAAGGCTGCGCCAGCTAAGAGGGCGGGGAAGTTCCTACCACCACTGGCAGACGGCACACGGCGCAAGAGTGCAACCAACCTTGAAGTTGGGGACGTCATCCGTGCCGCATCTGGCTACAAGGGGAAGTGGGCTGTTCCTTCACCAGTTACTGCCATCGAGCGTGATGGTCATCGTATCAAGATCACACGAGCTGATGGAACTAGTACGGGAGCAAGTCCCAACACTGCGTTCTGGATTGGCGAGGTACCCGAGACTCCTGCTGTTAAGAAGGCTGTTCCCGAGGCAGCGCCGCCAGCTAAGAAGGCAGCTGCAGCTGTACCTAGCACAGAAGGTCGCGTCCGTCCCAATGGCAAAATCGCCCTGGGCAAGCTTCAGAAGGGTGACCGGGTCCTTGCCGAACAACATACTGGTGGCGTTTGGCAGCCAAGCGCTCGGAAGACTCGGGCCACAACCATTACCGTGGATCGCATTGAGCGGGTGCAGTCAACCCGAGGCTTCAGTAGGACTACCAACAGGTTCGTAGTTGTCGGCCGTGATCCTGACGGGAATGAAGTCCGTATTGGTGACCGGGGTGAAGGGTCTGGGCTAAGTAACGGATGGCCTAGTCACCAGACACTGACATACGTACCCGAGGGTGCACCTACTCCACGCAAGCGTCGTGGCCCCGAAGTCCAGGCCTTCCCTGCCGCTCGCCCTGGTGATGCATTCAAGTTCCGTGCCAACGGCTTAACTACGCGCCTGGACCGGCCAGCAGTTCCTGATAAGACCGGCCGCATCGTTGCTGAGGGCCAGATCCGGGATAGCAACGGAAAGATCGTCGGTGGCTTCCGGTACCACCTGTTCCCGGACCGTAGAACCGCGCACGCGGACATGCTGGCTATCGGCAAGGAGCATCAGGGCAAGGGCTTCAGTAGCCAGTTCCACCGCCAGATAGAGGAAGAGCTGCGGGAGCAGGGCTACACCCGCATGACCGTGGACCCAGCCTTTGACGGTGGGCTGTTCTGGGCCCGTCAGGGATTTGACTGGGACCGGGCGCGTCGCGGTGGCTTTGGCGATGTCCCAACCAGGATGATGGATCGGTTCAATGGCTGGGACGGGCATGACGCCAGCGACGAGGACAAGGCTCAGATCCGGTCCTGGCTGGAGCGGTTCCAGGGTGACGATCCCCCGAGCCCACGGGAGATTGCCGAATCTGGCCCCCTAGGGCGTTCCATCATGAATGGCGCCAGCTGGAATGGAGTCAAGAATCTAGGCCCCAAGGTCCAGGCCTTCCCTGCCGCTCGCCGGGTGTCGGTTGTAGACGCCAGACGTCAATCTGCCCTTGACGCCTTGGATGAGCACAAGATTGAAGGCAGCCGTGCCTATGACACCTTGGTATCCGACGTACGTGGTGGAGATGTAACTCCGGCCCGCGCTTCCCAGAAGGCTGGCTCCACTGCCACGCGCCTGAACAATGAAGCCGTACTGGCAGCCGTTGACCAGAAGGATGAAGACAAGGCGAAGAGACTCAGGGCCCAGGCGAAGCAGTTCCGGGAGCTGCGCGATGCCCTGAAGAAGTCACAGGAGCCGGATGGTCCCAAGGGCTACAAGCGGTACCAGGCTGAAGGTGCGCCTGCAGTAACTCCTGTCACCAAGGCCGTCAAGGCTGCTCCTGCTGGGCCCAAGTTCACTGGGCGCGAGGCTCTTCAGCAACTGGGAGAGGCCAAGACCCGCAACGAGGCTCAGGCAATTGTTGCCCGACTCAGAAGCAAGGCAGAGCTGGACAACGCTCTTACCAGCGTCGGCCTGACACGCTCCAAGGATCTGCCTGAAGGCAAGAAGCGCCTTCTGGACGCGATGGCTCCAGAGGAAGTCGGGCCTCCGGTCAAGAAGGCGCGGGCACCACGGAAGGCACCAGTGCCCAAGGCTGTCAAGAAGGCTGCTCCAGGGCGCACGCCAAATCCACCAGAGCTTGGTGGCGAAGGTCCGAATGGGCCTGTGCCGTGGGAGATCGCGCAGCGCAGCCTTGGTCCTCACGGCAAGCCTGCTCTTACAAATGAAGACATCCAGCCAGGTAGGCATGTTCTTAGTACTGGTGGGGGTGGTTGGGCCACAATCGTCAAGCACACGCCAAAGACTTCCCGAAAGGAAGAGGGTTATGACATCCTCTTCCACCGTACTGACTCGGGTGCTCGTGGCCAGTACACCAACAACTACTCAAAGCGTCAGATTCAAGAGTGGGTCAAGCGCTACGCGGAGATGAAGAAGTACGCCGATCTCCGTGAAGCCGCTGCTAAGAAGGCTGCCCCAGTTAAGCCGACCATCACCCGTGCTGGGCGTGGGCCTACATTGCCCGAGTTAAAGGACCGAGCCTCCAAGGCTGGCATCCGTGGCTACAGCCGGATGAACAAGCAGCAGCTTATCGATGCTCTTGGTGCCCAGGACACGCTTGACGCCATCTCTGGAACTCCTGCAGTTACCACTGCACGTAAGGGAGTAACACCACGGGTCGCCAAGAAGGCGATTGCCGACACCAACGCTGACACTGAGGCCACCACTCAGTCTTTGCGTAAGGCCGTACCAGGAGCCACTGGTACCGCGCGCCGGACACCTCCTCCACCGACCAAGCGCTCTCCACAGTCTGAATGGGGCAAGGTTCGGGACTCGGATGAAGTCGCCTGGTCTCCGGCGTTGGGCCGGCGTCCAGCTCCGTTCGAGCACATTGACCAGGTCTACGTTGCCCGTGACCGGGCTGAAGGTAAGAAGTACCTGGACTCGTTGACCCAGAGCCAGTTTGATCGCACCCTCAAGGGATCAGACCTCTTCAGTGACATCGACCCGACCCTGAGCCGGGACAGGAAGACCAGCAAGATGCTGGACATCATCCGGGAGCCAGAGGCCAAGGCTCGGGCTCCACGTAAGACGGTCGCACAGCAGCGTAGGGATCGCCAGGACGAGTTCGATGCCCTCAGGCGTGACAGCGGCCTAGCGTTCCCACGTACTTTCTACGCAACCGGATCGGTCGAGGCGGCCCAAAGGGACTACGCCAAAGGCGTTGATCGCAAGAAGATTGCCGAGAGCTTGCGGCGGGAGGCAGACACTCTAGAGCACCACCGGAAGAACGAAGACAAGGACTTCATATCCGGTGGACCATACACAGAAGACCAACGTCAACTACAGGCCAGAGCTGACGCCAACAACCTTCGCTTCTTGGCCAATCGGCTGGATCCACCACCAGAGAGTGTTGCACCTGAGGCTGTGCCCGAGGTAGCTGCACCTGAGGTGCCGACTCGTCCGGTCACAGTGAAGAGGGCAGCGCCCGGTAAGAAGATCAAGTACCCAGGTCACCTGGCTGACGACGACAAGGCCCGTGACGCCTATATCACCAAGCTTCAGCAATCGGGCTCCACCCAAGCTGCCCTGCAGATGATGGAGACCGATGAGATCAACGTTACGGACATGCGGGAAATTGCCCATGACATTGGCATTCCCGAGGCCGCTAACTACAAGATCCCGGAGATGCGTCAGGCCATTGCCAAGCGCCTTGGTGGTCGAGGCCGTGGACAGCCGTTCCTGAGGCTTCGCAGGAGAAAGAAGACTGCACCATCCGGCTTCCGTGCCAGAGGAGAAAGGACTGCCGACGCGCTGGAGATGGCCCGTCGCGGTGGGCGCTCCGGTAATCCGTACCTCATCCTGCCTGCATTCGAACGGCTCACTGATGACGACTGGCGGGATTTGGCCCCCGACCAGCGTGAGAGCATCGTTGACGCTGTTCGCAACATCGACAAGCGGTATTCCGCTAGTGACGGCACAAAGACTCTTGAGGCTAATGACCGGGCACGGGCGTTCTTGGACAGGAGATCGCCCCCTGACAACGAAAAGCTCGAACTGGGTGAGCGTCGAGGCCTCACGCCCTCAGAGGCTCGTGACTTTGCTAGGTCCGAGCACAAGACACTAGCGGCTTGGCGCAAGGCGAAAGGCATTGAGGCTCCAGCACGCAGGCCAGCAGCCAAGAAGGCACCTGCGGCCAAGAAGGCTGCCCCCGTTAAGAAAGCAGCTGCCCCGGTCAAGAAGGCAGCCCCTGCGCCATCTCTCCGGAAGCCCGTCAGGTCCGAAGGCCCTGAGGCTAGAGCTATTCATGCATCGGTAGCTGGCGGCGTAACTGAGGAACGCCGCATCGGTGGGCTCAAGCATGGCAAGGTTTGGCAGGTCCGTGGTGCCGATGGTCGGAAGATGATTCGTAAGCAACCAAAGAGAGACAAGGGTAAGGCTTATGACTACAGTCCAGAAGACCAAGTAGACGCTGAAGTCCTAGCTAGCTCCTATGCCCGTCGACTGGGTGTTCGAGTCCCGGCTGCCTACAAGGCTGATCCAGAAACCGTGTACATGGACCGGGTGCCCGGACCATTGAACATTGCCTATCAGCCACGTGTACTTCGTCGCCTGGTACGAGGTGAGAGCGGTCGGAGGCTATACCTATACGACTTGGTTACTGGTAACCAGGACCGTCACGACGGGAACCTGCTACGGGAAGGAGAAGAGCTGGTAGGTATTGACCATGCCTCCAGCTTCCAGGGTGGTGAAGTTGGTAAGCCATCGTATCCAAGCCTTGATGACCCACTCGATGCCTACTACAAGGCGACAGTGATTGATAGCGATGGCAACATTGACTGGGCTGATGATCTCCCATTCTCGGCTACAGAACTGAGAGCTGCCCGTAGAGCACTCATTGCCATGGCCCCAGAGTTTCGTGCCTATGGCCGGGAACAGTGGCATGCCAATGCGCTGGAACGCATCGACGGGATGCTGGAAAAGGTATCAGCGCGTCGGCGCCCAGCAGCAAAGAAGGCAATACCGGAGACTCCCGCAAAGCCCAAGGTCACCAGGGCCAAGGCGACCAAGGCTCCGGCGCCTGTTGCAAAGGCTGCTGGCAGTAAGGCCCGTACACCGGATGTACAGATCGGCGACCGGATTATGGTCGAACCGGATTCTGAGGGTCAGATTGTCCCTGAAATGGTGCGCGGCAAGGGCGCATTCCCGGTCACCGTCATCCGGCACAACCGTGACGGCAGTCTGCGCGTTCGTGACAACGACGGCCGTGAGATGAACACCGTGCCCGATGCCCCACGTGGCACGTTCTACCGCAAGGAGACGGCTGCCGAAGCCAAACGAGCTGCTCCTAAGATCGCCAAGAAGGCCGCCCCCGCCAAGAAGACCGTCCCAGTCAAGGCTGTAACAACAGTGCCAACACGTGCTGTGAAGGTGGAAGACCTCAAGGTTGGCGATGTCATTGAGCCGGACCAGAGTCCTGGCTCGATGCCAAGGGAGTTGGTTGGTACCGGTCACGTTACCGATATTCAGCGGTCTGGTCTTGACGGCTATCTGGTGACCGTTGCATGGGGCGATGGCAAGGGTGCACCGCAGCTGCAGTCATACCGTAGGGGCGATGGGCTCAATGTTTCGTCCGGAGTCAGTCCAACGAAGAAGGCGACGTCGGGCAGACTAACTCCGGCACGAGCCGAACAGGAATTGAATAGTGCTGAGGACTGGGCTGACGCTGCACGGAATGGTCGGATCAGTCGTCCTGCAGCAGCCCGACGTATTCGGCAGTACGCCCAGGGCCAAGCGGACAGCGCTGGATACATCGGCCTTGGTTCCCCGCGAGAGACATGGACTCAGGAGCAGAAGGAACGGTACGACAGGTTCACTGCAGAAGCTGCTCGTCTGCGTGCACTGGCCGATGAGATTGAGGCCAGACCTACTAAGAAGGCCGCACCAGCCAAGCCAACGGCTCGTCGGCTTGCTTGGCGTAAAGCGGGCCCTGGCAGTATGGGCGTAACTACCCACACCAGCCGCAAGGGTCATGTCGCTGAGTTCCCGGCCGATGATGAAATTGACACCGGCCGCTTCCGGGCCTATCGACACATTGATGATGTCAGGGGTGGAGAGCCCAAGGACTTTGACAATTTGGCTGATGCCAAGCGTTATGTCGAGGACTGGGACGGGACACCAGAAGGGCCACAGACTGCTGAGATCAGGGCAACGTTAACAAAGAAGGCCGTACCAGCCAAGGTAACTGGCAGGGAAAGGGCATCGAAGGGAGATCTCTTCTACAAGGGCCCGAACCAAGCGGCTGACTTCATCATCACTCGAAACAATCCTGAGACCGGTGAACTGGAGATGATCCGGATCACTCGTGGAAAGAAGGTGAACGGCAAGAACCCACAGGCGATTCCAGGCGGATTCAGGGACGGAGACGAGTCTGCTGCTGCCGCTGCCAGACGGGAACTCCGCGAGGAGACCGGGGTTGATCTCACCACCACGGGTGCTCGCCAAGTCTTTGAGGGCAAGGTCAATGACCCACGGAATACTGATGAGTCCTGGGTCGAAACGACGGTACTCCACCGGCACCTTACTCCCAGCCAAGCAGCCAGAGTCCGGTTCAAGGGACCCGAAGAAAAGGGAGAGGTCCTGGAGTATGGCTGGGTCCCGGTTACACGTGAACTGCTAGATGACCTATATGCAGATCATGGTGACTTCGTCCGGCGTGCTATCAGGGATATGGCCAGTGACAAGGAGTCAGGACTAGACGACGATGCCCGACGTAAACTCCGGTCCCTAGCTGCAGGCCCTAAGCCAGTCATCAAGCGAGCACCCAAGGCTGCTCCAGCGGCGAAGGCTGCTCCCGAGACACCACAGTCCAAAGAAGAGCGTCGAAAGCTAGCCGTTGCTCGCAGGGCCGGACTCAGTGAAGCAGATGCCCAGAGCTACGCCAGCTCCAATCACCAGTCACTTGGTGTCTGGCGTACAGCCAGAGGTAAGGAGCTGGAGAAGAGCCAGGAGCTGAAGCGGAAGACAGCTGCCGCTAAGAGGGCGAAGCTTACTGAGGAGGAGACGGCGGATTACCTGAAGGCCAGGGAACGGTCGATTCCTGACTGGCGTCAAGCCAAGTACACCCGTGACGTGATACAGCGTATGGATCAGGACCGTCGTGAAAGCGAGCAGCGCGAACGGGATCGTCGCAAGGCGATGACGCAGAGGGAGCGGGACGCAGAAGACAAGCGGCATGCTGAGCAGGACGAAAAGGCCAAGAAGGAGCGCGAGGAGGTGCGAGCAGCCCATGAGGCTAGGGCTGTTCTGAGGCCTGACAAGACGGTCAACACTGAAAACCTGCGGCGAGCGCTATTAGACGCCCAAGGTTCGGGCGCTCGTGAACGTGTGATTGAACGTCTTGATGCGGCGCTGCCGAAGCCTAAGTACAAGTCGCATCTCGGCACTTCCCCAGTTATCTGGAGAGGTATTGCCAAGGACCTAGGGCTAAAGCCTGGGACCAAGAGCACCAAGGAGCTGAAGGCTGACATCCTGGAGCACTTTGCAGATGCCGACGAGGTTCGTAAGGCAGATCTGCGGGCCAAGAAGGTAGATACCAAGGACCGCACCCGAGAGTCAGGCCTGGCTGCTCGACTCTACGAGCAGATTGAAACAGATCCTGACTACAGCAAACAACGTAGTGACAACCGGTACGGGGAGCGGCAGAGTCGTCGTGGCGGCGACCTGACTGCAGAAAAGCTAGCCGAGCGTCAGGGATTTGACGCGCTTCCTGAGGTTGTCTCTCGGGAAGAGTTCGAGCAGCGGCGGAAGAAGGACATTGGTCTGGTTCTGTACCGTGGAATCAATACATCAGGTCGCGATGCCAACGTCAGCAGCTACTACAGAACCAAGCCCGCATCCGAGGTCCATGCCGAATTCCGGGAAGGTCGCTACCACGCAGGACAGGGAGTCTTCGGTAACGGCACATACATGACCCGGAACAGTCAGCATGCTAAGGGTTACAGTGATCTGACTGATGGCTCTGTTGCTCGATACGGTCTTGCCAAAGATGCAAAAATCGTTGAGCTAGAAGACTTGCGTCAGGAGTATGACGACTTCATCAAGGGTCTAGACCCCAATAGTCCAGAAGCAAAGCTCTACGGATATGTCAGCGTCCTTGACAACGAGGTTCATGGCTCATCCGATGGCATGGGCCACTACGCAATCTCACGCGGATACGACGCTATCCATGCCCCTCGTGGGTCTATGGCATTTGGTGTTGACCCAGAGACCGGCGCCAAAGACCAGTACGTCATCCTGAACCGTGGCAAGGTCATTGCCGAAGCTCCAGGCACTGAGGGTCCGGTGCGTCCTCGCAAGGCACCGGCAGCCAAGAAGGCTGCACCTGAGGCACCTGAGACACCCGCCAAGCCAACTATCACTCGGGAGAAGAAGACCGTACCGGCTGCCAAGAAGACTGCGCCTGCCGAGAGCCCTGCCAAGAAGGCAGCCCCAGCGCCCATAACGGCTAACGAGGTCGCTAACGAGCTGCAGGGTCCAGGTGGTCTTCTCCAGCGAGTCCTAACTGATCTGGTTCAGGACCGTATCGACCGGTACGCCGAAGAAGCTGATACTCCTGCAGCCCGCAAGATGGCTGACAACAACCGGCGTGGACTACTTACTCCGGAGGACGTTGACAACTTCATTGCAGAAGATAGAAGGAGAAGGGCGACAGAGGAAGCTGGGATTGAGCGCGTTGCCACTGAGATAGAGAATGAAGAACCACTGCGTATGCGAGCACGTGGCAGTTTGCTTGATCGGGATATCCGGGATCTCCGACCTGAGCTGGTAGACGCCGAAATGCGCCGGCTACAGGAGCAGGATCGCGTCGATGAAGAACGGCTACGTGCAGCTGGTCCACGTCCCCCGGTAGATGAAAGTGTTCCACTTCGGGGTGACCCAGAGGGTGACAACAGCATCATGCACGGGGACTCACCAGCAATGAACCTGGCGCAGGCGCTTGCCAAGCGTAATCGGAATGGCTCAGCGAACAGAGTGATGGAGCTGCGGCGTGACTACAGCCGCAATGTCACTGATCTTGATGCCACTCAACGGGCAATTGACGAGCTTAGAATGATGCGAGCAGCGGAAACGGACCCCAACGTCCGGGCGCTGTACGACAAGGCATTAGCTCAGATGGACGCACCCGTGGCTGAAATCCCTGACATTCCAGTGAACACACCACCAGCACTACGTCAGCTTCTAGAAGATCTGAACCGGATCCCACTGGCCCGTCGAGTGGAAAATGGAAATCTTCCTGACCGCAAGGACCGGGTTTCCGCTGTGGAGCAGCTGGCGGAAATCTTCCGAGAGGCAGGCAGGGGCGAATTAACAGGTTCACGGCGCGAGCTTGATAGCAGGATCGAGGGCGTACTGCGGCGGTACCACGAAAGTCGCGATGGCGCCTATCCCATGTGGAATCTGGAGACACGCCTACGTGCGCCAGAGATGCGTGGACAATTGGCAGAATGGGCTCGTCGGGGCCAGACAGCTGAAGAACGTGAGCCGTTCCGTGGGCAAATCGATCCTGACCGGAGGCTGGCGGATATCTTCCGGGAAGCAGCGCAGGCAGCAGAACGAATTACCGCTAGCGTCTAGTTCTCTCTGAGAGCTTCCGGCCGGATCTTTCCCGTGACCGGATCGACTGGCGAACGTCCACCACCACGGCCCTTCTTGCGCATGATGGTGTGCTCTTCGATTCCGCCCGGAAGGGTCTTGGTCCGCTCAGCCATCACGGCCTTGGACCGATCTCTGGTCGGATTCCCGTCCTCATCGGCCATAATGAACTCGGTCTCATCATCCACTCGCTTTGCCATGGAGCCAGTATAGCAGGAGGTGCGTTGTGGCCCGTGTCCTGGAACTCATCGATGACACTGGGGACGAGTCGGTTCCTACCGGGGATACCGCCACCCTGGAGGACGGCAAGATCACGTACCAAGGCAAGGGGGTTAAGACAATCATCTCTAAACGCCTAGTGGACCTTCCCGCTGAAGAAGTGTTCAATGATTACAGCGGCTGGTCTAATGGCTACGCCTCACTGCGAGAGAGGGAATGAGAATGCCCTGTAACTGTGGCAAGAGCGGAGGCAATGCCGCTGAGAGCTACGTTGTGCGCAAGGCGAACGGACAGACAGAGGAGTTTGCCTCCAAGGTCGCGGCCGACATTGCTGTTACCAAGTACGGCGGCCGTATCGAGGTCAAGAAGAAGTAACATCTTCCGGGAAATTGTCCTCACTTGACTGGACAATTACTTGAATTAGATACATAATCCAATCACATTCGCTGCTGAGCTGGGAGCCGGGCGGAATAGCTGCGTGCTAACTACGTAACTTTCCGAAAGGCCAAGCGATGGAATTCGAGATTCCGGACGCCAACAGCCTCCCCCGGTTTACGGTCGCTGCCCTACGTGACCTTGGCCTTGAGGCTGCTGCAGCGTTTGATGCTCTCCGTGAAGCACTGACCCCTGAGACCGCCGACGATGAGGACCTTGACAACCTTGAAGACCTGAAGAACTTCATGGTCATGGTTGACGAGGAGCTGGAAAGCCGCAAGGACCGTCACCAGCGCTTCAACACTCTGACTAAGGTCACCGCTGTTGAAGCCGACGAAGACGACGAAGACGCTGAAGAAGAGGCCGAGGTTGAGGTTGCCCCTGTAGCTCGTAAGGCACGAGCCAAGGCAGCTGAAATGGCAATGGCCAGTCCTCCCGCTGACAAGGTTCCTTCTGTATCTGACATTGCTGTCTCCACAACTCAGGTCGTGGAGGGCACAGTGACATACGGCGATGAGCAGAAGCCACAGTTCAAGATCCTGGCCGCAGCCGACACCGGCTTCTCCGCTGGTGCTGAGCTAGATGGCTGGCTCGACGTGGCCAAGGCCTTCGTAGCCCGGTCCCACACCCACAGCGGCGGTACTGCTCAGCAGTCCACTGTGGCCACGATCAAGCGTGAGTTCACCAACGAACTGTCCGTCAGTGACGGTGACGACGACATCTCGATCATGAAGAAGATCGACTTCGCCAGGGACGAGAGCCGTCTTCCTGGTGGGTCACTTCTGGCTGGTGCCGGTTGGTGTGCTCCGTCTGAGACCATCTACACCACCTGTAACCAGATCACGACCGATGGTCTGCTCTCGGTTCCTGAGATTGGCGCCCGTCGTGGCGGCATCCGGCACAACCAGGGCATCCAGTTCGACACCATCTTCGGATCCGGTACAGGCTTCAACATCCTGACTGAGGCTCAGGTCATCTCCGACACAACCAAGACCTGTGTCGCGGTTCCTTGCCCCTCCTTCGTGGATGACCGTCTGAAGGTTGCCGCCCTCTGCTTGACCGGCGACATTCTCCAGAACCGTGGCTACCCGGAGTTCGTCTCTGAGTTCGTCCAGGGCGCTATTGCCGCCCAGGCCCACAACGTGAACCGGCAGATCATTGCCGACATGGTTACGGACTCCACCGCCGTGTCCATGGCCTGTGCCCCATTCACAACTGACGCTACAGTCGTGTCCCAGGTCATGTCGGCCGTTGAGGTCGCCAGCGTTGACATCCAGTACCGGCTGCGCCTGCAGCAGGCCCAGACGATCGAGTTCATCTTCCCGTACTGGCTCAAGGCTCAGATGCGGGCTGACTGGATCCGGCGCAATGGCCCGATGGATGCCAACCTGACCGACAACATGATCACGGAGATGCTCCGTACCCGCAACGCTCGTGCCCAGTGGGTCTACGACTGGCAGGACTCCTTCACTGGTACTGGTGTTTCCGGTGGCCCGTTCCCAGGTTCGGACGTTCCGATCTGTGCACTGCCGGTCAACGTCAGCTTCCTTGCCTACCCGGCTGGAACCTGGGTGGTTGCTCGTCAGGATGTTATCCGTCTGGACACCATCTACGACAGCACCAACCTGGCCACCAACAAAGTGACACAGCTCTTCTTGGAAGACGGCTTCCGAGCCATGCGCTTCTGCCCAGTTAGCCGTGTCTACACAGTCGCCATTTGCCCATCCGGTAAGACCGGCCTCCAGCGAGACGTGACCTGCTAATAGGCCTTATGGGGGTTGGGTCAACTGGCCCAACCCCCACTGACCTAACAGGGAGGAGGGGACGATGGCGGCACTCAACGGCCCAATTTATGTACCGGCACCCAATCCGGTTGTACCTAGGTACGGCTTGTTCCAGGCGGCCACTGGCCCCCTGGACCTTCCTCAGCATGCTCGTATCGGTGGACTACAGTACGAGATTTCTACCTGTAGCCTGCCTCTTGGCTATCAGGTCAACTGTCAAGATTCACATGCCTCCAAGACCCTTGAGTCCTCAGTAGCCATCGTTTCCGGTGGCCCATTCGTTGTCTATTCGGCCATTCGCTGCAGTGCGGTTGGTCTGGTCAATTGGGGTACCGAGCGGGTCAACAAGTTCCTCTACGACCAACTGGTCGCTGGCGAACAGGCTGCAGTCGAGAACATCTTCTCCACCTCCGCTTTCGGCTTATCACCAGGACTCGGGGGTAATCCCAACGTCGTCAATCTGGGCTCTGCCGCTGGCGTAGTTGCAGCCACTGGTGCATTGGAAGATTGGCTCTACACCCGGTACGGACTACCGGGTGTTCTCCATGTCCCCATGGAAGCGGCTGCCTACTACAAGGGTGCCCACCTGATTGAGAAGGAAAGCGGAGTCTGGCGCACGGACGTCGGTACTGCTGTCTCCTTTGGTAACTACGCTGGCACTGGGCCCACTGGTCAGGTTCCTACTACAGGAACTACTTGGGTCTACATCACTGGCCAAGTGGCTATCTGGCGCACCCCCGATTCGCAGCTGTTCACGCCGACAATGGGCGAAGTTATCAACCGGTCTACCAACGTCCTGACGATGGTTATGGAGCGTGAGTACGTCCTCACCTTTGACTGTTATGTAGCGGCCATACAAGTGACGCTTACAGATACGAGTCATTGATGAAGGAGTACACCGTCATCTCGGTTGAACCAGACCTGTTGCCACAGGTACTTCGGGAACTGTTTGCTATAGCAACTAACCCGGATCTCGTGGATGTACAAGAGTCTGACTATGGACGAGTGATACATGCTCATCCAGAGGTGGCCGAGGCGTGGTATCAGCAAGCCGTTGCTAATGGAAGTGCTCATTCGGATGAGGAACCGGAAGTAGTTGCTATAGCAAGTAACGAGGAAACCGAGCAGGAAAAAGTCGTTGCTATAGCAACTACCACGGAAGCAGAGCCAGTTAAAAGGGGACCTGGACGCCCCAGAAAAGAAGTAACCACCTCCGCTTCTAATGGCGAGGAGCCGAAATGACCGCTGTTTGCTTTACCCCCTTTAAGGTCCCTCGCGTCCGGGTAACACGGCTTAACTCGTGCGGACAGGTGGTGACCGGTAGCTGCTCGCAGGTCGTTAGCGATGGAATCATCTCCATTGAGATGACCAAGAACTACGAGGACCGTGAAGAGTTCTTCGTCAAGAATGGTGATGGCCTCTTCTGCGTCAGAGAGACCAACCCCCCGATTCTCAAGTGGATGGACCTGACGTTCACCTTCTGCAACGTGGATCCGGACATAGTCAATATCATGGCGGCTGAGCCGCTATATCAGTCCAATGATGCTGCAGCAACGAAAATTGGTTGGTCCACCGACGAGAACTCTGTAGTCAACGTCAACTTTGCCTTTGAGGGCTGGACCCGGCTCAGTGGCGCTGGTGTTGCCTGCACCGGAGGCGTTGAGTACGGCTACGTACTCTTCCCCTGGGTCGTTGAGGGCACGATCGGTGACATGACCTTCGAGAACGGTGTCATGAACTTTACGGTGACCGCTCGTACCCGTAGCAATTCACTCTGGGGCGTTGGCCCGTACAACGTCGACCTATCCGATGCGGCCGGTACGTTGAACAACCCGATCCCAATGCTGACACCGATCACGAGCACCCAGCACCACAGAATGTTCCTCACCAGGCTGGCGCCACCAGCTGCATCCTGTGGTTGCGCGGCCGTATAGTACTAGTTGCTATAGCAAGGAGATATTTGCAATAGCAACAACTTTGGGAAGGGGCCCAGGTTAAATGGCAATTGAATCTGGGCCCTGCACCTGGCCAGACCTCACGCAACTGTGCTGCCCAGACTGGGATGACGTTTCTCCTGAGCTACAGCTGCAGGCCCTTGACTATGCAAAGACGGTTGTTTGGGCCGCCACCGGTCGCCAGTTTGGACTATGTTCCTTAACGGTACGGCCCTGTGGCCGGCAGTGCACCAACTGCCCAAGTGGCTGGTTCTGGGACGGAGAGGGCACCTGGACGCCATATATCTGGCAGGGAGAATGGCGTAACTGCTGGTGTGGCAACGGTGGTCCAGGCGGTTGTTGCACCTGTGATCCGGCTTGCCAGGTATATCTGCCAGGACCAGTGCACTCCATCGTCTCGGTGCAAATTGACGGAGCAACATTAGCTGTCTCTGGCGCTGGTGGCTTCAACTACTTCGTGCTCGATCAGCAGTGGCTCGTCCGTACCGATACGGTTGCGTGCTGGCCACTGTGCTCGGATCAGAACCTGAGCCCCGGTGACCCGGATGTTTTTGAGGTTACCTATCTCCGGGGACGCGAGGTACCGGGCGCATTGGCCCAGGCCACGTCATCCCTGGCGTGCGAATACGCCAAGGCATGTGTGGGCGCACCTTGCCGACTGCCCTCAAGAGTCACGTCCATATCCCGCCAGGGTGTCACCATCTCTATGGTGGATATCAATGACATTCTCAAGAACGGGTTAACCGGCCTCTGGGAGCTAGACCAGCTCATTATGTTGTATAACCCACAGGGATTAAAGGGACGTACCAGATTTTATAGCCCAGATCTACAAGAACCAAGACAGGTTACCTGGCCATGAAGTCATGTGCGGTTGCAACATGTGAATACAGGGGACGCTACCTTAAACGTGGCTGGTGCCCAAAACACTATGTTAGGTGGAGGAAGCATGGTGATCCCCTGAAAACTTTGCGTCGCGAAAACGGCAGTAGTCCTTACTCTGCTCTTCTATTCCATGGGTACGAACGAGTTGGTGAATGCTTCCTTTATAAGGGAAAGCTGGATCGACAAGGGTACGGCCACGTTGGGGTTAATAGTAAACCTGTTGGCGCTCATCGGATTTCCTATGAGACATGGCACGGACCCATACCTGAGGACTTTCACATCGACCACATTTGTCACAATGATGACGCACATGCTGGACTATGTGATGGCGGCCCAACCTGCTCCCATCGCAGATGTATTAATCCAGCCCACCTAGAGGCTGTTAGTGCTCAAAGTAATGGCGCTCGGTCACCGCACTCTGGCAAGGGTCATCCCCCACGTGGTATGGGAGCAGTGCACACCCTCAAGACGCATTGCCCCAGGGGTCACATGTATGATGATGAAAACACTCGGATACATCATGGCAGTCGTGAATGTAAAACGTGTGCTCGTGAAAAGGCACGAGAGAGGCGTTACAGATTTAGGGCTCAAGGACTGACATGGGACGGTAGGCCGCGAGTGAAGCCTACGAACGAAGCGACCTTGGCCTTAGGGAGGGGAAATGCCCTTTAACGATGCTAGCAAAAATGTGATGCTGGATTCCTTAGACGAAAGCGTCACCCAGATCACTCACATCGCCATCTTCAGCTTGTCTGATCCTGGCACTGGCACCAACGCCAATGCGGTTGAGGCAACCGGTGGGTCACCCGCCTACGCCCGACAAGCAGTCACCTGGGGCGCGGCAGCTTCAGCACTCAAGTCGAATACCAATACCATGACCTTCGACGTTCCCGCTGGCACTTATGGGTACTACGGGTTCTTCAATGCTTCATCTGGAAACTCGGGCAACTACCGGGGCTATGCGCCATTCGGTGGCTCAGTCAAAGGCTTCGGCTGCGTAGATGCGGCTGGAGTTACCAGCAACACGATCACGAGCGCAGCTCACGGCCTTGTCAACACCGACCGGGTGATGGTGTTCAACGTCCTGGCTGAATCCTTACCCACTGGCTTGACTGAGGGCACGATCTACTTCGTTGTTGGCGCCACCACCGATACATACCAGGTCAGCCTGACCTCCGGTGGTGTCGCTGTGGACATCACTGCCGTTGGCGAGCTGTTCCAGCAGAAGGTGGTACCTGAGGTCTTCGCTGGACAGGGCCAGATTTCCCTAGCGATCGGTAACGTGACTCTTGACCTGACTGGGATGTAGCCATGGCCAGATGTGCAGTCGCTGGTCGGTCTACCGTAGCGGGCACCTCCGTCCGAGCCATGGCATCTGTATTCGCTACTGCTGCCGTCCGTCCTCGCATTGTCGAGATCGGGGTCTTTAACACAACCGCAGTCGCCCTTGCTGTTGCAGTCTGCCGATTCACCAACTCCACTGGTGTCGGTGCTGGTCTTACTGAAGTCTGCTTGGACGACCCGACCAAGACCGTCATTGCGACCGGATTCGCTGGACATACCGCAGATGGGGCCGTGGGCGCCTCGGTCCGTCAGGCGTCGCTAGGGGCCGCTATCGGTTCAGGTGTCATCTGGACCTTTGGCGACGTCGGATTCCTCTGTGACGATGGAACTGCCAACGGAATCGGGATCATCACACCAACTGGTACCGGACAAATTTGCGATTATTACATCGAGTGGATCGAATAGATATGAGAATCTGTCCGCACAGACTGGAAGAGTGATCCCCGGTGCCGGCGTTTTACCAGGCGTCGGGAGCGCTAACTGGGGCGCTAACAACCAACGATGTTACGCCACCGAATCCAGCTCATTTAATCAATGACATCTTGATCTGTATTACAGCCAACCGGGTAGTTACTAACACTTGCGCTACTCCATCGACCTGGAACCTGCTGTTTGGTCCGGAGGACACCACCAACTGGCGGTCCTATGTCTTCTGGAGACGAGCTGACTCTGCGGCAGTGACCGACCCTCTGTGCGACTGGACCGCCACCTCAGCAGATAAATACGCCCAGGTACACAGCATCCGGGGGGCAATTCAAACGGGTAGCCCGTTTGCAGCTCAAGCTTTCCTAGATGGCACTGTTGACCCGGCCGTAGCCACAGGTGTCACCACCACCCTGCCGTACCAGTACGTGTTTAGCCTTGGTATGGATGCCGACAACTTGGCAACCGCCGCGACAGTGACCGCGACAGACCCGTCAGCATGGACCGTTCGGCACTTCACCACGATTGCCACTGGTGCCGATGCGGGCGGCTTCTTCTACGACGGGGTCCGGACCGCTGCTGGCGCAACCGGCAACGTGAGCCACGACTTTAACGGGGTTCCACTCGCCTGGGGCATTCTGGTCGCTGCCATCCTTGAACCACCTCAGCCGTACTTGACCGTGGCCAGGCACCAGTGAGCCAACTCATTCGCTACAGCCAGTCAAGGGAGCGGCCCGACCGTCTCGGGCCATCGCGAATTCTCCTGGTCCAAGAGGTTGTACCAAGCTCCTCGGAGTCTGGCAATTCGTTTGGTGGCGCCTCTGCTCATGGCACCAGTATCAAGGTGGCCGTCCCCAGCGGCAGATCGGTGGCTGGCGGCCTGGCAGCTGGAGCCAGCACCAAGTTAGCTTCAGCTAGCGCCACATCGGTGGCCGGCGCCCTGGCCCGTGGCGTGGACATCAAGATCGTTGCCCAGTCTGGGTTCAGCTTCGCTGGCGCCCTAGCGCGCGGTACGGCCGCGAAGATAGCCCCGGAGTCCGGGCGTAGTGTCGCTGGGGCTCTAGCTCGGGGTGCGGTCACAAAGGTCGCGCTATCGTCCGGGGCCAGTTACGCCGGGGCCCTGGCGCGAGGGCTCGCAGCAAAGATCGCGGCCTCTTCAGGAGTGTGTGTTGCCGGCGCCTCGACCAATGGGGTGGCCAGCGCCTCCGGTGTCGTCTCAGCATCGGGAACTAGCTTTGCCGGGGGACTGGCGTCCGGATTTGCGACTAAGACTGCAATTGATTCCGGCGTTGCAGCTGCCGGGGCCAGCACGTATGGAATAGCAACTTCAGCTGGCGTAGTCTCGCCAATTGGCTCATGTTCTGCTGGTGTTTCAGCGAATGGTGGTACAGCCAAGACGGTCGCTTTAACCGGTGACTCGGTTGTGGGATCATCATCATCGGGAATTGTAACTATCCCCCCATTCATTCCACCCATCTCAGTTGCAGGCCTTTGTTTTGTTGGAGTTTCAGCTCAAGGACTGGCCACATTCGGAGGAGATCCCATGTTAACTGCGGACTTCTTTGTTGGTCCGTTGATGCTTGAGCTACTGGCCTGCATGTGCGAGCAGTCGGCCCAGGCAGCCAATCCCCCAGGCATCTGCTGCTTCCGCGTTGGTACGGAGATAGCCCATGACGCTGGCATCAATGAGGACCAATGCTGCGAGGGAATTGCTTACGTGGCCCTGGGCGATACATACCCCTCAGGTAGTTCGTTCCCGGAACAGGACTTTGTTCGCCAAGCGGACGCCAAGTGCCCACCCCCAACCTGGGCCCAGGTCTTCAAAGTAGGTATCATCAGATGCCTGCCGACCGTTGGAGATGCGTACAACCCTCCGAACTGCACCGACTGGAATGCGGCAGCTCTGCAGAACGTCATCGACGCTCAGACGCTACGACGGGTCGCCTGCTGCTTCCGAGACTTCATCACTCTCAACGATGAAAGGTTCTTGGGCATGTCCGTGGTCATCGAGCGCCAGAACCAGAGCACACCCCAGGGCGGCTGTGTTGAACGTTCAATGACCTTGATTGCCCAGTTCCCGAATTGTGACTGTTAATGCCATTTGTCACAAGAGTCCATCGTAGCCAGATCCAAGTCACGTCCACCAGGATCTCGACCCGGAAACTGCGCAAAATTTCCAACGAAATGGAGCGCGAGGCCAGGATCCTTGCCTCAATCGGACCGTACAGTACGGGTCGATTGGCTAAAAGTATCCATGCTAGGGGCCCAATTACATCTGGCTGGACGGTAACGGCATGGGTAGGATCACGACTGCCTTATGCCGAGTCCGTAGAACGTGGAGCCAGGCGTCATGACATCTTCCCAATGGGGGCGCCCCATGTATATAGGTTCTATGGTCAACCCGGATACAAGGACGCACCGCAACTGAAGTTCTTCTGGCGCAAGGCGGGCCGTACTGTTTTCACACCTCAAGTGCCCATGGCGCCAGGGACCGTTCCCGTGTCCCATCCTGGCCAAAAGCCTAAGCGCTTCTTGATCAGATCTGCGGGAACCATTGCAGTCAAATATCGCATGCGACTCATCATCTATGACTTGTGAGTTAGGATCACCACATGACAGCACCTGACCCAGGGCGCGAAACGCGCATAGTCCAAGTTCGAGATCGCAATATTGTCATCCGGCAACTGATCGACGCCCAGATGATGCTCATGGCGCGCGAGGCCAAGATGTTACAGCGGGACGACGTTCCCACTGACCGCAAGGTCGATGGCGTGGACCGGATGTTCCGGATCCTGGAATCGGCCGTAGTGCAGCCTGAGGATAGGGAGTTCCTGGAAGAGTTGATTATCACCGGAGACCTGGACCTTAGAGAACTCATGAGCTTCATCTCCGTATTCAAGGACGACGACGAAGACGAGAAGCCTAAGGTGCGCCGTGGCAGGCCGCCGACCAAGCGCTCTTAACCGCTCCCCGCTGTCGTCTGCAGAAAACACGCAGGTCGTCGTACCGAAACTGAACAAGGACCCAATCTGGTCCCTACAGCCCTGGCCGGTGACAGTCACCTTCGCCGGGAAAGAGTTCGAAATACCGGCCCTGTCCGCTGCTGACTGGCTCGTTTATCTCATGCAGCCGGTCCCGGACCTAGACGGCCTGATCAACGACCTGCTACCAGGCGCCGAAGATCTTCTCTATGAGCTGGAGCTGGATCCGGACAAGCTCTATGAGGCTTGCTTGGAGCTGGTATCCATGGTCTCTGCGCGTCCCTGGTGGGTGGCGCTTCGACAGATCTCTGTTGCAATAGATTCATGGAGCATTCTGGGCGCCGAATTGGCCCTGAAGCAGATAGACGCCAGCCGAATCTCGTTGGCCCTGTGGCTGGATGCATTGCTCATAGTGACACTGCAGTCCATGGACCCCAAGGACACCACCATGTTCGTCATGAAGCTGGAAGCGGTGCCGGCCGGCGTACAAGACAAGCCACAGGAGATGGAAATGTCGAAGGACGCATTCCTTTCCATGGTGGCAAGAGGTTAGCTATACTGCTTGCCAGTGGCGCCTAGTCCTAACTAACCCACTTCATCACTTGAGTTCTGAGGGGTGGTGTTGCTGTGACTGGGGCCATTCGTCCTGATGCTGAGCTTGTTGCCGAGCTGAGAGTCGACAGCAGCGGCGTTCCCAAAGAAGTCAAGGATGCGCTTGACCGGCTTGCCCGCAGCAATGACAGGGAACTCAAGCAAACCGGCAAGGAAATGGGAGACAAAATAGGTGAGGGGATAGACGACTCACTTAAAAAGCGGGGACCGTCGTTCATCACGGCCATACAGCGAGGTCTCTCCGGCCTCAAGATGAAATTCTCCCGAGACTTTGACATCGATATCGATGGAAATACCACCAGGCGCTGGGTACACACGATAGCCGATGGCCTTGAGAGAGAGGTTACGAGCGGAGCCGGCAAGAGCATCCTCAGTGCTGTTGGCGGGACCATAGCCTCAGCCATTGGGGCCGGGTTCAACGTCTCCGGCCGTTCGCCGTTGATTGCTCTCCTTATCCCCGTCCTTGGTGCTATCGGCTATCTCATTGGTGCCCTGGTCATGGAGGCTGGTGCCCTGGTCTCCGTTCTGTACCTGATCCCAAGCGCTATCGGTGCGATCATTCTGCAGGCTGGCGTCCTCTTCCTTGCCTTTAAGGGCGTGGGAAGCGCCATACAGGGAGCGTTCGCCGCCAAGAACGCCAAGGAGCTTCAAGAGGCAATTAAGGGCCTGACACCAGAGGCCCAGGAATTCGTCAAGTCCTTACTGCCCCTGAGGGAGATTTTCAAACTGTTCTCGGACAGGGCTCAAGGAGGATTCTTCGCAGGCTTTGAGGGTGCCGTTGCGTCCTTGATCTCGATGCTTACCAAAGGCGGATTGGCCGGCAAAATTGGGGAAGTGGCCTTTGCTCTAGGTCAGTTTGCTAAATCGATTGTCGCCTTCCTCGACTCTCCGTCATTCACACGGTTCCTCAACGAACTCATTCCAGCAACCGTGCGCTGGATCAATGACTTTGGCCCATCACTGACAACATTCTTGACGGGATTGTCTGACCTTGGCCATACCGTCATGCCGTTCTTTGAGCGATTCGGTGAATCGTTCAATGACATGATCACAAAGATTGGAAACTGGCTATCTGGTCTGGACAAAGACCCAGAATTCAAGGAGTTTCTAGAGGACGCCTGGGAAACAATGAAGAGTTTCAACAAGGCCCTTGAAGAGGCCGTTGACTTTTTGAAAGAATTCTGGCAAGCGTTCAAGCAGGCCGGTGGCGACCGCCTGATCGAAGGCCTCGTTGTATTCTTCCAGCAGCTGAAGCTCTTCTTCGAAAGTGACCTGGGGAAGAAGTCCCTAGAGGGATTGATTCACGGACTAGAGGCCCTCGCGTTCGCGTTCGCGTCCATACTGTTCTTCTTCTTGGCAGTATTCGGATGGTTTGAATACGCGCTTGAGTGGATCCGATTTGAATTCATGCCAGCAATGGACGACGCTGGTAACGCTCTTCGCGATGGGATACTTGCCGTCGTCCATGCTATTGGCGCCGCACTGGAATGGGTGTTCGGTACGGCAGTTCCTGCGGTGCTAGGGGCAGTCCATAACACCATTGACTTCATTGTCACGGGCATCGCGGACTTCATCGGGTGGCTGATCGGCAGAATATTTGCAGCGGTTGGGGCTATTGTTCAATGGTTCAGGGACGCTGGGAGCACCATCGCAAACTTCTTTACTCAGACCGTTCCCAATACAATCAAGAACTTCGTCAGTAACGCCGGAACAATGCTATACGAGGCGGGTCGCAATCTCCTTGACGGCTTGATCCGGGGCATCAAGACAATGTTCGGGCCGCTGGGTAATATCGTAAGAGATGCCGCACAAATGGTCCGGAACTTCTGGCCATTTTCTCCCGCTGAAGAAGGTCCCCTGTCCGGAAAGGGCGATCCCCTCTTTGCGGGACAGAAAATCATCCAAAGAGTTGCAGCCGGCATCTCAATGGAGACCCCCACTCTCCAGGCGGCTAGCAGTCAAGCGGCCGGGAGCATCTTCTTTGGACCAGGCAGCGTGAGCGTGGGCTTCAACGGAGCCGTACCTACGACCGCACAGGCCCAGACGACGGGCATGGCGGCCGGGCGAGGGATCGTGAACGCACTGGCGGCGCGCAATACCCAGCTGCAGATAAGGACGATGTGATATGGGTTCCTACAATCCCCATGCCCCTCGAATCCTTGGGCAGGAATGGGTCCCCATCCGGGAAGAGAACCTTCCATTTTCTCCCTCAGTCAACGCCTTTGAGCTGGGTACATCTTTCCGGTTGGATACCGCACGCCAAGTTCGTGACGCCCGGTTCTACACCAATAAGTTGCAGGCACCTCGAAATCAGTTCCAAACTGCAATGGTCAATATCTATCCTGCTGGCCTTGAGGACTTGACTGGTCCCATTAAACAGCTCATTATTCCAGTTAACTCTGGAACTGTCACTGGGGTGGGAATTACCCTCCTTAACTCGGCTAATGTAGCTGAGGCCGTGGCTCAACCAAGCGACAACAAGGGCATTACCATTCCAATGAACCCATCCGGTGCCCAGAGGATGGGGTTCTGGTTCAACGTCAGTTCTGCCAGTCCAGAGTTAGCCAACAAGCGTATCCTGAACGTCTCTCTGCTCTATGCTGGATATCTAACGGATGGTACCGGTGGCATCAGTATTCCTTTTGTCACCACTGACCCATCCCTGTTTCCGACCATTGTTGAACAACGAAATGATCTTGGTACAGATATAGACTTCGTTGGTCCAGCCTACATTAGTAACACTGGCGCATTGGCACAGTTAGCGACTATACCGGGAGCCGCTTCAAACCAACCATTCGCTAACCAGGTCATTGGCGTCTTGAATCTAGGAGATATCAACAACTTCTGGGATCCAGCACTTTCTCCAATCAGCACTACAGACTTCAGTCGAATGCCCTGGCGTTATGTTGACCTATTGAGATTTGAGCCAAGTTTTCCGAACGTCAATAGACAAATGATCAGGGTCACCTTTCAAATACCTCTTGCAATGGCCAATGCTCGTGGCTTTTTGGACTACATTGCGCTACGGGTCATCTACTGCGAAGAGACTCGTATTGCCTATGGAGGCAAAAGATTTGCCCCATATGAATATGGCACCAACATCATCACGATGCGGGACACATTATTTCAACCTAACCCAATACTAGCAGCAGGCAATTACACAGCAACGCTTTCCTGGGTGAACCCTGGCGAAGTTGACTACGATGACAGTCTCAAGACTGGCATCCCTCAAGTGAACGGTCTACGGGAGCTATACCAGATCCCTTCGCACCCAGGGATTGAGATCGACATCCCGTTCCCTTCTGCCGAGCGCCTTGGAGAGACCTTCACCAAGGTTGAGACGCACGTACTTCCTCAACTAACGCTCCATGCCACTGGTGGTGCTCCATTGACGGAGCCACATGTCTACGGTCGCCAGGCAATAGCTCAAGTCTATGGCAGTAAGACCGCTACCCAGGAAATTCATGATGGACTAGCTGGGGGCTCGGCATCCTGGCCCTGGGTACGCTATATCGCCCGTAGGTTTGGCGACACCACCATTCCTCTCACGTTCACCATCGCTGGACAGTCGGTAGCAATAACACCAGCTGAGTTCGACAGCCTCAATGAAATATTAGACGGTTGGAAAGAGATCACTCTCCGTTTTGTTACTGCACCCACGATGGGCGCAGGCACACAGCCACAGGGTGTGTGGTCCGCGACTGGTGAGCTTGCTGGCAACCGGTGGGAAGTCCTTGGAGCCAGTGCCCCAGCCATATCTGGCACCCCTGGCAACCTTCTGAATTTGGTACCATTGACTCAGCGACTTGATATTGCCACTTACGGTCAACCAGTATCAGGTGCTTCTATCAACCTCGGCTGGATAGTTCAAGGTGTGGGTTCGCCATGGGTCTCCGGTACCGTTGATGACACGACCTCTGACGCCTTTGTTATCTTCGCTCAGGACGCTCCATCGGTCTCTGGGTTCAGTATCACCACATTGTCTCAGGCCATCACCGGCATTGGCCAGGAGTGTGGTATTGATCCTTGTTGCATCCCAACTGACATCTTGTACAACCAGCTCCATTGGACAGCACTCGCCGACAATGGCGGACTCTCCCTGCCCGGCACCAGTGGTAACTGGGCATCCACACCGGACAATGCGGCGTTAGATATTGTCGGTGACATTGATCTACGTGCCGATGTCACGATGACTGACTGGACACCCACAGGTGATGCCACACTGGTCTCCAAGTGGTTTATTGCGCAGGCGTCATACGCACTCAATATCGCGCCAACAGGGCTTCTCACGATGCTTTGGTCTACTGACGGAACTGCAACGACACTGAGAAGCTCAACAGTTGCCCCAGTTGTTGCTAATGGCGGTCGACTCGCGGTGCGCGCAACGCTTGATGTGGATAACGGGGCTGCGGGTCATACCGTGACCTTCTACACAGCACCAACGATTAACGGGCCGTGGACTCAACTCGGTGACCCGGTGATTACGGCTGGGGTCACGTCCATCTTCTCAGGAACGGCAAGTGGAGAAGTCGGTGGAATCGCCGGTACAACGAATCTTTGGGCCGGTACGGCCCACGCCGCTCAGATTCGTAGCGGCATCAATGGCACCATAGTTGCCAACCCGAACTTTACTGCCCAGCTACCAGGTACAACGAGCTTCACCGACAGTGCTGGGCGTGTATGGACGGTCAATGGCACGGCCTCAATCGTCAGTGGTACTAGCAATGTTGCCTACTCTGCATTTGAACTTCAGCGCATGGATACTGTTGAACCCGGCTGGCAAACCATCATGCTCGCCAGCAACATGGGAGTTACCGGATTCGCTGACTACGAGGCACGAGTAGGTATCCTCTCCTCGTATCGGATCAGAGTGGTCGATGTCTACGATTTCCCAGGACCATGGTCCTCTACGATCACTGCCACCATCTCGTCTCCGGGCGTATCGGGAGGTTGCCTAAGCGGGGGCCATGTCCTTATCTTCACCTCTAATGAGCACCAGAATGGATCCATCAACCTGGCCTACTCAACGGCATGGATGGGGGAGTCCGTAGAAGAGGACTTCGTTTTCCCGGAGGCAGGGTTCGTGCAACTACAGCTCATGTACAACAAGGACTTCGTCACGGCCTTCCGGCCGTTGGAGCGTGGTGGTGAACGATTTAATCGAACCCTCCTTGTACAAGCTGCCGCCATTGCGCCCGAGACCTTGGCTGACTTCCGGAGCCTACGAGACATGGCCTGGGATACGGTGAACTACATCTGCGTCCGCGACGAGGACGGCAATCGCTGGTTCGCCACCGTGCTTGTTCCGGGCGGCCGGGTGCTCCGTGACCGGAGACTGTATCTAGCTCCAGTGGAAATCATCGAGACCAACGACACGCCCACCCCAGTGGACCCATAATGTCTCATCAGGTATTGACCACTTTCCCTCATGATGACCTATTGGACCTTGACCCATGGGTGGGCCAACGTTCAGCTAGTTTCCGATTTGAGCTTGTCAACGGGGTAACTGGTCAACATCTTGGAGACATCACGCCACTGCGTGGTGCCAGCCTTACCCATAACACCTCCTCAATGATCAAACGCCGACTTAATATGCCATTAGGAGTGACGGACACTGCAGCAGTGAACTCAATTACTGACCGAATCAATTTGTTCATGACCTTCCCCGGCGGGGTTGAATATCCTCTAGGTACATACATGTGGGCGAATGACACTCGCCAAGTATTCACTTCAGGAAAATTGGCTCAGCCAGCGCTAACTGACGAGATGCTCCTTGTAGACCAACAGATCACCAAGGGCATCAATGGAGTGGGCCAGAATGTTTCGACTGTTGTCCAGAATACACTTACTGGCCTACCCGTCATTTTTGACATGGAGCCATCTCCATTTACCTCAGCTGAGGCATGGGGTATCGGTGCCAACAGAGGATCAATCCTCGAATCACTGTCAGTCTCCGGCGACTGGTTCTCGCCGTGGTTCGGCAACGATTCGAAGATGCACTTCATCAGGACCTTTGACCCAGCTGACCGGATGCCGGATCTTGACTTTGATAACGGTAACAAGGTAATGAGAAACTCCATTGTAGAAGATGATGACCTGCTTACTGCCCCCAATGTCATCATCGTGATTTCCAATACGACTACTAGCACGAATGAACCGGCTATTGGTATCGCCTCGGTTCCATCCAATGCGCCACATTCAGTAGTTAATCGTGGCTTTGCCGTTCCTCAGGTACTGACTCTGCAGCTAACCGACCCTCCCCAGGCTCAGGCTGTAGCCCAGGGCCTGGTCAACAGACAAAGTGTCTTTTCTCGCGTTAACTTGGTCACAGCCCCAGATCCTCGTCATGATTCCTACAACGTCATTCGTTGGCAAGGAATCAACTGGATAGAGCTTGCCTGGTCCATGGCCCTAGTAGAGGGTGGCACCATGAATCATCTGTTGAGGCGTACCCTTGCAACCTGACCTTTCACCCGAGCAGACAGCCCCAGAACTTATTGGCGTTGGGGCTAAGAGTATTGTCGACAACGCCCAACGACTGGGACTTGAATGGACCCTACGCCTAGCCACAGTCCTAGATGGATCTAATGCTTCGGCCGTTAGTGCCGTCTATGACGGCGATGCAAATAACCCTATTGATATGACCTCAATGATTGGAACACTCCTCTTCGGCCAACGGATCTATGTCATCATTGTCCCTCCTTCGGGGAATTTCATTGTTGGCAGGCTAGGCAAATATGAAGCAAGGCAGACCTTAACGACCACAACAGCATCAATAACCTTCTCCGCTATTCCGATTGGACTCAGGGCACTGTCTGTGAAATGGCGTGCTCGTAGCACCAACGTTGCCGCGATCGATGAAACCAGGATGCAGGTCAACGGCAGCTCTGCCGCTGTTTACGGCTCTGAACACATACAAGCTGTTGGAGGAGGTGCGGCAGGAGGCACTTTGATCACTGGTGCAACGTCCATGTTCGTGGGCACCCACGCTTCGGCAGGCGCTGCGGCTGGCATCTTTGCTACCGGGGAACTTCTATTCACCGGCTGGGACCTGACCGCTACGGGATTACCACTGAACTGGGAAGCGGGGGCATTCACATTCAATGGTGTCAAGCAGGTCGGTACCGGGTTTTTTGGAGGCTCTAGTCCCTACACAAGCCTCACGTTCTTCCCTCTTGCTGGATCATGGGTGGCCGATACCGACTTCCAGCTTGAAGGGTGGCCTTCCTGATGGCTACCTATAGATCGTTCGTAGAGGCGGTGCAATGGACTGGCACCAATGTCATTGAGATACGCCAATTCGTCCGAACCAATGAGGGCTACTTCAACGAGGCAATAATCCGAGATGGGGCGCTGTACTTGACGACCGGCACACCGCACCCTGTCGTCGGTGCGGCCGAGATCGCTGTTCCACCCACCAACTGGGTTGTACGATCCGGCGACGACGTCACAGTTATGACCAATGCACTGTTCATCAGTCAGTACACGCTACAGGTGTAGGTAGGAATCCCGTTCTACGAAATTGTCCCTGAGAGCGTACCCGAGATTGTCCCGGAGACCGTTCCCGAAATCGTGCCAGAGACGGGGCCACCGCTACCGTCGCCACCCTGAAGAGTGGTGACATCGACACCAAACGCAGCCATGTCTACCTCAGTAGGTACCTCATAGTCCCATGTTGTCTTTCCATATGCTGCGGCAGCAATTGGATACGTTACCCCAGTGAGATGCCAATATGTGGTTCCGTTCGTAACGTAAATCGCACCGGTCGCTTTCACACGAATAAGTGTTGGCACATCTTTCTCCTCGGGTAGTGCGCCCTGTAGCAGCGCCATAAAATAGTCCCATGGAAAATTAATCCCTGGATCGGTGTGGTCCGTAAATCCGAATGCTTTTCCAAGATCATTGTGTGACGTAACTCCTGGCTTATACGCCTGGAGTTCGGCAATCGTGCGCTTGGTCGGAGGAATTCCGTACTTCAATCCATCAGAGCGCATGATCGGGACAATGCGATTGAGCATTGCAACACCAAATGGATCAAGCCACTGCTCACGAGACTGGGCAGCGAACCCGCAAAGTTCCCAATTGATGCCACGATTATTTCCGGGTCGATTTCCCACGGTCCAGGCCGAGTGCTTGAGCAGTACACACTGAACAATGCTGGTGTCATCAACTGTGTAGTGTGACGAGACGGAACGTCCCCCAGCCCCAGTATGGAAGTAGTTCGCAGTCCATTCAGCGCAGTCCGTGGACTCGGTCTTCTCCATGTCGTGGATTACGTGCCACAGGGGTGGGCCATCTGGGCGTCCGATCGTGTACATCGGCTTGCCATCAGTTTTGAGCGCTTCGAGATAGACAAGTTCAGGATGGTCCGGGCTCTGCATCGTCAGGCTCCTCATACGGTTCCACGCCAGGCTCAACCTGGTTATCATCAGGTGGCGTACTCAAATCACCCCGACGGTCACCATGACCAATCTCTTCCCTCGGTACTTCTTCGGGCTCTCCCATGGCATTATCCTCCCATAGCCAAGGTCCAAGGAGAAGAATGCACAAGAGGTTAACCGCTCCTGTAGGTGAGGCCCAGTGAAGGTTTTAGCAATCCCAGCAGACGTTGCCGGATGTGGCTATTACAGGATGATCTGGGCTGCCCAGCATCTGGCCAGTCAAGGACATGACGTCGAAGTCCAGTGGCCAGAGAAAGGTTCGGGGCTGGAAATCCACATACAAGAAGACAGGATCGTTGACGTTGTCGTGCCCCAGGGCGCCGATGTCATTGTCCTGCAACGGATCTCCCACAACCTACACAGCCAGGTAGTCCCACTCATCCGCGCAAAGGGAACGGCCGTTGTCGTTGATATGGACGACGACCTCACGGCCATTCACCGACTGAATTCGGCCTACGCCAACTACCATCCCCGGTCCAACACGCCGTACTCTTGGAAGAACGCTGAGCTTTCATGCCGGGAGGCTACGTTAGTCACAGTGTCCACTCCAAGCCTGCTCAAGGTGTACGCCAAGCATGGGCGAGGGATGGTCCTAGATAACTATGTCCCGGAACGCTACCTGGACGTCCAGCCTGAGCCCGATGACGTATTCGGCTGGGCTGGTACCACCCAATCGCACCCCATGGACTTACAAACCTGTGGCCGTGCAATCCAAGAGCTGGTAGACGACGGCTACAAGTTCCGGGTGGTCGGTCCTCCGTCTAGTGTCAAGCAGGCCCTGCGACTGACAAAAGAGCCCGAGGTCACTGGCGTAGTTCCCCTTCAAGATTGGGCAGAGGCTGTCTCCAGGCTCAAGGTAGCTATTGCGCCCCTGGAGGTATCTGCCTTCAATCACTCCAAGTCACGTCTAAAGGCAATTGAAGCATCAGCCTGCGGTGTTCCCTGGGTGGCTAGCCCTCGGACCGAGTATCGGAGATTTTTTGCTGAGTCTGGTGCTGGTATCCTCGCTGACCGACCCAAGGACTGGTATAAAGCTGTGAAGCAGCTCATGGACGACGACACCTTACGCAAGGACCTTGGAGAGCGAGGACGGGAGTTCATGCGAACCCAGACCATTGAAGCTAACAGCTGGCGCTTCCTGGAGGCTTGGACGCGGGCGTACGAAATCCAGCAGGGGGCCAAATGACTCGACTCAGAGGAAGCTTGATCATCACCCATAACCGGCCCGAGCTGTTAGCTGAGGCCATCGCTGCGATCAAGCCCCAAGTAGATGTGGTCCTGGTAATCGACAATGCCTCGAATCCACGGGCCACCGTCGAACAAGATGTGCATCTCCTCTATGTTCCGGACCAGCCGCCCAACATCTCCAATCTCTGGAACCGTGGCTTTGACTGGTTTACCAGGTTCAGTCACCAGTACAACGGACACGACGGCCTGGACATCGCCATGCTCTGTGACGACGCCATAGTTCCCGAAGGCTGGTTCGCCGCAGTCACTGAGGGGATGCGAGAGACGGGAGCAGCGGCCGGGTGTAGTAGTCCCTGGGGAACAATGCATCCAGCCCATATCAAGACCACGATAGACAGGGACATCGCGGGCCGAATGGTTGGCTGGGCATTCGTCATTGATGCCGACAAAGGTCTCCGGGCGGATGAGTCTATGCACTGGTGGTGGTGCGACTCAGATCTAGACGTCCAGGCTCGTTTAGCTGGCGGTATGGTCACAGTCGGTGGCTACACGGTACCCAATGCCCGATACGGTGAATATACCAACATCGTCCCTGGGCTCGGGGAACAGACGGGCCGTGATCGGGAGGCGTTCGCAGCCAAGTGGGGACAAGTGCCTTGGTAGCCATGGTAATTCTCTGATGAACGTTGTCTACGGAGTCTGTGTCGGGTCCTGGGGCAAGCTCCAGGCCAACGTGGTCCCGCACGTGGGTGCCCGCCCCCTGGTCGCTGTATCAGGGCAAACCTCCATAGCCACCGCCTACAACGCCATCATCGACGCGGCCATGGAACTGGACGCGGACGCACTGGTACTGCAGCATGACGACCTGGAGATCACCGATCCCGATGGAGAAGCCAAGCTCCTGGCCATGCTGGAGGTACCCAACACCGGCATCGTGGGTATAGCTGGCGGCCTGTACGGAGCTGGGATGGCCTGGTGGAACAACAGTCCAACGGGCCACCAGAGAACTGATGTCATGGACATCGACTTTGGCAGGCACAGTGGATCCACCATGATGCTGGAGGGCAGCCTACTCGTACTTTCCAAATGGGCCATTAACCATTTGCAATTCGATACCCGGTACCCAGGCTTCCATGGCTACGACGTAGATATCAGCCTTCAGGTACTGCATCACGGTAAAGACGTAAGAGTCGCTGACGTCGAGACGCATCACCACACCCAGATGGGATTCAAAACTGACGAAAGTCACTTAGACTGGCTCCGAGCGGACGAGCTTTTCCGAGCCAAGTGGTGGGATGGTCCCATGAACACGCAACAGGAGCTGTCATGAGACGTGAGGTATGCGGGAGCTGCTATTCCACGAATCTCCACACAGTTCTGGACCTTGGTGACAGTCCCCTGGCAAATGAATTCCCCTTCTCTGCCAATAAAATCCAAGAGCGCTATCCCTTGGAACTCTTACGCTGCTTTCGCTGTTCATTAGTACAGCTGGCTGAAGTCGTTCCAGATGAAATTCTCTGGGGTGGAAACTACGACTTCTACACCGGCAGTTCCTGGGTGGCCGCAGAGCATCAGAAGCAGTACGCAGCTCAGATCATGAAACTGTATCCACGCCTATGTCGTCAGGGTGTTCTGGAGATCGCCTGCAACGACGGGACCATGCTGCGACATTTCCAAGATGCTGGATATCCGACCCTGGGCATCGACCCAGCCCAAGGTCCGGTCGCTCAGGCTCGCGCCAGGGGATTGGACGTGTGGGCAGAACGGTTTGGCTCAGACGCTGCACTACGCATCGTGGCCCAACATGGGCACCAGGGCGTGGTTATCGCCAACAATGTCATTGCCCATGTCGCCAACCTCGATGACTTTATCGAGGGCATCACCATTGCCCTGGGTCCCAACGGGGTAGCGGTCGTTGAGTTCCAGTACGTTGCCGACCTGATTACCGGGAACCAGATTGACCATGTGTATCACGAGCATCGCCAGTTCTTCTCCCTGTCCTCACTCAAACATTCACTGGAGCGTCACGACTTACGACCAACCTCCGTCAGTCAGGTGAACCCCCAGGGCGGCTCCCTGCGCGTCGTCATCTCACGTAGCAAGTTCTGGGATCACAGCGTCAATCTCCTGTTGAAAGACGAGGAGTGGCTCCTGAACGAACATGCCCTGGCTGGGCTGCAGGGACGAGCAGACCGGATCAAGTCACGGCTGCGAGACATGCTTTGGGAGCAGAGACGGACCAGTAAGCGAGTAGCCGGCTACGGCGCTTCAGGCAAGTCAACAACCCTGTTGAACTTCTGCAACATAGGGCCAGACCTGGTGCAGTACGTGGTGGACACAACACCCAACAAGCAGGGCCGCTACACCCCTGGTACTGGTATCCCCATCATCGATCCTCGCTCGGACAGCAGAGCACCAGACGTCTACCTTTCCCTGATTCACAACTACCAGGGGGAGATCATGCGCCAGGAGCCGGCCTTCCACGGCCATTGGATCGTTCCCATCCCACTGCCCATGATGCTTTAGGAGCGTGCATGAAGCTTGACTGGCGACCGATGCTCCCAGGCGGGCCTCTTGCGCCTGACGCTGGACCACCGATCAGTACCTCACTGACCAAGGAGGAGACGGACCAGCTGCGCTGGATGGGCACTGGCGCCGATGTACTGGAAATCGGGTCAGCGTACGGATACAGCACCATAGCCCTGGCCTCTGTATCAGCTCGGGTGACCGCAGTTGACCCACACGTAGACCTTGGCTCCCTCACCATATTGGCCGGGAACCTCGCCGCCTATGAGGTGGCCCATCGCGTGAGTCTTCGGGTTGCCTACAGTCAAGATGTACTGCCCGCACTGGTCGCCGAAGGGCAGCAGTTTGACTTGATCTGGATTGATGGCGACCACCAGGCGCACGCAGTAACCCATGATGTGCAATGGGCCTTGAGACTGCTTCGTGACGATGGAATTCTGGCCTGTCACGATTATGACGAGGACACCTGTCCTGGCGTGCGACAGGCGCTAGATGCTTGGAAGAAGCCGCCCACATTGGTTGACACCATGGCCATTTACCGGCCAGGTGAATGGTGAAAGTAGCTGTCATTGGTGGTGGCATTTTTGGAGCTACCGCAGCTGTCGACTTAGCTAGATCTGGGGCCCAGGTCGATCTGTTCGAGTCCCGCTTTGATTTGCTAGAAGGGGCTACTTCCCGCTGCCAGGGTCGCTTACATTCTGGCTATCACTATCCTCGCAGTGACCTGACGGCAAAGACCGCACGAGAGGCAGCACCTGAATTCAGGGCCCGCTATCCAGAGGCCGTGTGGAGCGCCGACCAGCACTATGTCATTGCCGCTGAAAGCAGGGTCTCCGCTGAGGAGTACCTGTCATTTCTTGACCGGCTCGACTTGCCATACGAGATAGTGGATCCACCGCAGGTGCACCATGCCCAGCTGTGTGTACGGGTGCCCGAGGCCCTCATCAATACCGACGTGCTGCGGCGTCTGTTACGTAGAGACCTGGCCATGGCCGGAGTACGGCTGCACTTCAACAGCCGTACCGATGCCCCGGTCCCCGGATACGACCTGACCATAGCAGCAACCTATGGGCAGCCCTGGTCCAGGCCACTGCGGTACGAGCTATGCGAGGTCGCCTTGATCGAGGTGGCCCGCTACGACGGCCAGTCGTTTGTGGTGCTCGACGGCGACCACGTTTCCCTGGACCCGTACGGGCGCGGGCACATGCTCTATGACGTGGTCAACAGTGTTCATAGTGTCAGTGACCGCCCTGATCGCGTGTGGCCGTATCGCGGTGAACCGGTAAGCAGGTGGGAGAAGATGCTGGAGACTGCTGGTCAACACCTGCGCGGCCTGCGTGCCGGAGGACAGGGCGTTGTCATCTACCACCGCTCCCTGTTCAGTGTCCGGGCCGTGTTACCAGACGTAGACGCCACGGATGAACGACCGACACTGTTAGAGTCTCATGACAATGTCATCTCAGTACTATCCGGGAAGATCTGCACTGCAGTTTCGACCGCCAAGTTGATCACAGAAATGGCTCTGGAGACAGTCGCCTGATGAGCACCCCGTTAGTGACTACGGTGACACCAACGTGGCAGCGACATCATCTGCTGCTGCAGCGTGCGATCCCCTCCGTGCGTGCACAGAGCTATCCCAAGATTCAGCACATTGTCTGTTCCGATGGCCCTGACGAGACGCTGGCAGACCTACTCCTCCTGGAGCCGGTGACCTACGTCCAGGTCCCCGCGCATAGTGACCATCCGTTCAATTACGGGTCCATAGCTCGCAACCATGCACTCAGCTACGCCACTGGTGAGTACATCGCCTACCTGGACGATGACAACGCCTGGCGCCCTGACCATCTGCGGCTCCTAGCTGAAGCATTGGACGAGAACCCCGAGGCCAGCTTCGCGTACAGTCAGCTGATTACACACCCACAGGGCCTGGTCATTGGCTCTAATCCACCCGCCTACTGCGGAATTGACACCTCTGTGATCATGCATCGACGCGAGCTACTAGAGCTGGCACGATGGCCCGACCCTGATAATATTGCTGGTGATCAGCATGCCCCAGACTGGGCCATTGTCGCCGCGTGGCTTGAGAAGGGCGCCAGATGGGTGCACGTGCCCACCGTGACAGTCGACTACCACTTTGCAGGAAGCTGACAACATGGCCAGACGTCGTACAGTCTCCGTTATCACACCCGCACACCCTGCACGAGTAACCAATGGATTACTGGCGCAGGCGACAGGTTCTGTATACGCACAGACTCTGTTACCGGATGCCCACATCGTTGCTATTGATGTGGACCGAGAGGGTGCCGCAGCAACCAGACAAAGAGCACTGATGTCGGCCTCAACGGACTTTGTTGCCTTTCTGGATTCGGATGACATCTTCTTCGCAAAGCATCTGGAATGGCTGATGAAACATCAGCAGGAGACTGGTGCAGATTTCTGCTATAGCTGGTTCAAAATTCTTCAGCAATTCGCGAATGGAAGCACCCGGCTCCTAGAAGATGACACCGTCTTTCCGGTTACTCATTACCTGAACCCATTCAATCCGGACGATCCAATCGAGACCACGATCACCACACTGGTCCGTACCGAATTGGCGAAAGAGGTGGGATTCAAGGAGCTGGACCGGGGACATGACCAAAACTCTGGTGAGGATCGGTACTTTACAATCGAATGCCTGAAGGCCGGCGCCAAAATCTCTCACCTGGTACGTAAGTCATGGGCATGGAGGCATTGGCAACTGCCGAATGGGAGTCCTGGTAATTCTTCCGGTCGCGCCCATAAAGGAGATGCTGCATGACCACGCATGGTGTGCTCACCGCCAAGACCTTCTTTAAGGCGCCAGTGGACGCAGGGATTATTCAAGACAACGTAGCCAGAGTTATCATCGACCTGAACCGGGGAGATGTTCCCATCCTCTACATCGAGCAATACGGAGACACTCGACTCCTGAACCTGGTTCGTACCTTGGACGGCATTACGATCTCTAGAGACAAGGAGCCAGATGTCGATCAGTAGAGAGCGGGTCTTATTACGAGCCAAATACGGCTGGCCCACCGAGACGGTACCGTTCGACAAGGCATCCTTCCATGCACCTGACGGCTACCGTACTGATGCCGCTGGCTTCGTCTCCATGTGCTGGGACATCCCGTTGACCGCTCCCCACAGCTGGGGCGGTATGTCCACCGTGACGCTGGAGACAGACGGCTGGGTCAAGGAGATCCCGGTCAGGGACCTGCTACCGGGCGACGCTATTGGGCACTGCGGCCCAGACTCTACCGACGCTGACGGCGGCGTTGTTGTTATCTTCGAGGGCTGGCTCAACGGGGACATCAACCTGGGCTACGCCCTGACCTGGCAGCAGCTTCCCAATACCTCGCCCGGACCAGCGAGGCGGGCTCGACCACTGGACTTCCGACGCTGGCATGCGTACCGGTTCCGTGACATCTCCGATTGAGGTAAGCTGAGAGCGCCACCTGTACGCTCCAACTCTCAAGGTCCTGACTCTCCCGATGGGAGTCCGGACCTTGATTGTTTTGTCGAGGAGGATGTGCTTTGTTCCCGTGATCCCGCATACTGTGCGCTATGAACACACTCAACTCTGTTGCCAAAGCTTTAACGGCTTTGGTGGTGGCAGCTTATGCGGTATATCAGACCGCTACTCTTGCTAGCTCTCCTGGTGGAGCCACGGTAACAAGTAGCGAGTGGGCCAGTGTTATTGTCGCCGGAATTGTCGCTGGGTTTGCCGTCTGGGCGATTCCTAACACACCAACATCAACAAAGTAGTAGCTCGTTCATAGACAGTGATGGTCAACATCATCTAATATCCTGCTCAACGAAACGAAGAATCCTCAACATGATTTGAGATGGTGGAGGGTAGAGCATGGGCGGGATTGAGGTACTCATACCCGCCGCAGGCGCATTCAGTGGATTCGTTATTGTCGTTGCCATCTGTCTGCGCACACTAATACTCGAACAGGCGCGACGACTGGACGAGGTCAAGGCCCACGAACAAACGATCAGCCAGCTTGATTTACAAATTAGACTGCGTCGTGAAGCCGAAGGACGTGAAGCTCGTGCAGTCCTTGCACTGGAACGAGCGAACGAAAAGATTGCCCGTCTCACCGAGCGGATAAATGACCTAGAAGCGTCGGTACGGGATCTGAGGGGCTATCCCTGATGGACGACGTAACACGTGAGCAGCATGTTGGGCTCCACCGACTTCATCATGCCGCAAGTCAACTGGGTCCACTGCGGTGGCTCCTACTTGCGATGATACTGGGCACGGTCATTGCCCTGGGTCTTGGCATCTACTCGTTCGTAGAGATTCAGCAACAGGCTGAACGGGAGAGACAGCGAGCGAATGAGGCCGTAGCGACCGCTGAAGAGCTATGTGAACAGGTACGGGCCCTGGGTCGGGAGTGCGTGAGAGACCCGGACCAGCTGCGTGGTGATCCCGGCCCAGCTGGAGAGCGTGGTCCCGCTGGACCGCCGCCATCTGATGAAGCGGTGCGTGAGGCCGTGGAGGCATACTTCCTGGCTCATCCACCTGCAGCTGGACCTGCACCGACCCCCGCTGAGATCGCAGCGGCAGTGATCACCTACTTGACCGAGAATCCCCCTGCAGCGGGTCCTCCTGGTCCTCCACCCTCCAGTGAACAGATTGCCCAGGCCGTGGCCAACTGGTTCATCGCTCATCCATTGTCAGCATGCCCACCGGGCGCCTCGACTAGGACAATTACAGTAGTCACACCAGGTGGACACCAGACCATCACCACCTGTGTCGGAGGGTGACGTGCCCGGATCAAGGAGGACCTTCACTTATCGCCTGACACCTAAGCCCGAGGACACCGACAAGGTCTTGAAGCAGGCTCAAAGAGTCCTGGGATGGGCCTGTGAGGGCGACAAGCACATTGAATGTCACGGTGTCAGTGGCGAGGCCCTGGGCGTGGTGGAACTGTCTCTCACCATCGTCGGCCGTGACCAGTGGTGGTCCCGACAGCTAGCCCAAGATATCCTGAATGTGGTCACTTGGGGCATTTCCACCAATGCCACAAAGCTGGAGCTGGCCTCACACCGGCAGGAAGCTCATACCCACCGGGGATACCAATGGGGTCGGACTAAGAGGTACCGGGAGCCGAAGACGCCATCATCGACGGCTTCGTAGGTGCTCCCAGATTCAACGGCCGCGACGGCGTCACCGTACGAACTCCGGATGGAAGTGGGAGCTGCTCGTCGGGACCAATGGAGCCCTCGATCTTCACTGCGTAGGCCCATTCCCGGAAGACGGCAACCAGCTCAGTCCCATTGTAGACCTCCAGCATGTAATCCTTGTCGATCAGGAAGTGGTCAGCCGTCTCTAACCTGACCCGCTCCACGGAATCCAGGGCCACCCGAACTGCAATCATGCTTCAACTCCATCCAGCATCCGGCCGACGTAGCCAACCGTCTTGATCGGCTCAGCTTGTAGTTGTTCGTACGCATCCCGTGTCCAGCGCGCATCCCACATGGCATGGTGCACATCTACAGGATCCGGGGGCAGTCTCTGCTCTGGCTTCTGCTCCGCGAGCCACTGTACGTCGTGGGTGAACATGGGAATGCCAGCCGGCAGCTCTCCCATGGAGCCAAACAGCTGGCACAAGACGACGTGATCGTAGGCTCCGTAGTAGGCCCACAGCTCGATGTCTGGCACTTCGGTCAGGAACCGCTGCACATGACGTACGAGAGTGTCCAGGGACATTACGTAGGGATACTCGGGGTGCTCCCGGTCCCATTCATAGATATAGCCCCCGTCCTCACGAATCGGAAGACCGGGGCGTACGTTGACGGCTAACCACGGATGTTTCATGACGTTGGATAAGCACTCTTCGTTGATTACGTATAACTCTGCGCCGTCTTCACGGACAAAGCCGAAAGATACCGGCTGGATTGGTAATTGGGAACCACGTTCCACGAATTCTGCGTCATAGAAGATTCTCATCTTCCCACCTTCCTGGTCATTGCAGAAATCCAGTGCTCTGTAGTGCGTACCAGCTGTTATGGATTAGAGCAATGTGACGAGCTGCCCTCTTGGACATGAAGGTGGCGACTTCGGGCCAACCAGAACTTGGTGGCAGGTCTACCGTCATGACGCTGTAGCCGCCAATCAGATCATTCGGCTGCGCGTACCACTCCCGGAAGAACATCCAGTCCTCTAGCTCGTCGCCCCTCAACTGGCGTACGCGCTCAAGCTCGGCTCCATCGCTTCCCGGCACGTCAAACACACTGGCTCCCCTCTCAGCTCATGGAGCTTGTACCTCTGCGAACTGCCATGAGGCGGGTCGTAGATCACGCTGATCCGTACTATGTCCTCGAACTTGAACCAGGCCCTGCCACTGCGCCTGTCTGCTACGGGCAGTCGACGGCCCACCATGCGCCGGACCCGTTCCACGTCTATGTCCAGGTACGCAGCTGCCTGGCTCACGTCAAGCAGCTCGTCAACTGGCTCCTGGAACTGGCCCTTGCTGTTGAACCAGCCACCCCCAGCTATGGTCTCAATGCCCTGGTATTGCTCCCGGCACACCCGTTTGACGGGACAGGAGCGTTGACACACCATCAGGGCCCGAGCCCCATCTCCCTGAGGCCTGCCGTTGATAACCCCGGACCAAGCATCCGGACCGAGGACTGGATGATTACGACAAGCCGCATCATCCAGCCAGGTGTTATCAGGCACTAGCGAGCCGTTCCACTCCATCACACAACAATCTCAGAGCACTGGGCATCCGGCCAACAGCCATTGGTCCCATAGCGGACTCGCCATTTTCGTCAATGCTGGGCTCGGCCTCCATCAGCTCTGGCACTCCCCCACGCTGGCGTGTGAGTGACATGAACCGGCCATCGGTGGTTACCACATGAACCATGCGCACCTCAACCCGATCTGGTCGCTGGCTTGGCGAAAGGGCCGTACCGTTAGCAATGGCTTGTGCTTCATCCTCTCCAAGGCCATACGCCATCCAGCCCTCATGGAGTGCGCCTATGCCGTAGAAGTGGAACTCGGCAGGCGGGAGCTGGTCCTTAATCAAGGACTTGGTCAATTTTCCAAGAGGACCCTGGAGAGGATTCTCTACATGATCATCATCCTGTCCAACGAGCTGAGCAAGGAGCGGGAGCCAAAGACTGGGATCAACGTATAGAGGTCCCGGCAATGACAGAGTATTCGCACCAATGCCGTCGCCATTCCTGAACAACATAAAGTACAGCGGCTTTTGGTCCCAACCCATTTCTGCTTCAAAATGAGCCTCGAACATTCGCATGATCTGCTCAACAGGGTCCATGACTGGAGCGGCTATCTCAATGAACCCTTTACCACTAAGGTCGATCCTCACAACGACTCATCCTCCTGAAGTTGAAAGTAGCTGGTACGCAAGACATGCGCACCAGCTACCTCGACATAGGGCCGATCCGCTTAGCCTCTAGGTGAGGCCTGGTTCAGGCCATGTATCAGGGAAAGCACAGCCTCCCTGGACACGTAGCCGGATCGGATGAGCGCAGCATCAGGACTCATGCTCCCGAACAGCCCCGGTGCCGGAGCACCGGGCAGAGCCTTGATGTCCTGAGCCAGCCGGCCCAGTCGCGCCTCCTGGGCGTAACGCACCCGCTCCAGGAGCTTGCTGGCCGACCGCAGGGACAGCTCCACAGCCAGGGTCTGCACATCGTGCACGAACCCGGTGATGGCGCTGCGCTCCATGCCCACGGACGCGGCCTGTGCCCCCAGGTCCGTCAGCTGCACTGCTGACAGGGCTGAGGTGCCACCCAATGGATGCGGAGGCATCAGGCGTACAGAGGGATCTGCCGGACTGTAGTCGACAGGAGAAACGTCAGTGCTCACATTGCCCTCCAGGGTGTAGAGGATGCTGGCGCAGGCGCCGGGGTCTCCGGCTCCGTGTCGCCACCGAAGGAGATGTTGTTGCTGACCATGAAGGCCAACAGCTTGTCAGCTGCGGCACTGCCCAACTCGGCCAGCTTCTTGTCCACCTCGTACTGCTGCATGATCCTGACGGCGACATAGCCGGCGACTCCAGCGACGCCCGCCTTGACCAGGAATCCGAACATTGACTTACCTCTCTCCAGGATGTTTTCGATTGGAACTAGGAACTAGCTGGTGTGGACTTGCACGTTGCCCGAGGAGTCCAGGACCATCGTGCACTTGGCGCTTGCAGCGCAGGCCTGGGCAATCTCCAACTGCTTCTGGGCCAACTGCAACTGCACCCACGCCGGATTCTGATACAGGAGCTTCTGTGCCTCTGCTGCCTGCACCTGGCCCTGCGCCCGAGCTACGTTCGCGGCAGCCTCCTCCAGCGCCTTCTGCTTATCGTTACGAGCAGCCTGCACGCCAGAATCCGCGTAGTCGGCATCCTTCAGCAGAATCGCGACCTGGGAGCACTCGTTCACGGCCCGATTGAAGTCCGGACCGCAGAAGAAGTCACCACCGCTGACGCGCTCCAGCTCCGAGGAGAAGACTTCGGCGAACTGTGTCTCAGCCTCAGCGAACGCTACTCCTGTCACAAGCTGGTCGGCAGTGTAATTGCGCAGCGTGTTCTTGGCCTTCTCCAGCGCTGGCACCACGGTATTGAGCAACATGGCCTTCCAGCCGTCCGGCCCATCGGCCTGGTAACGGGAGCCAAGCTTCTGCCACCACTGAACGAACGGGGAGTTGCCGTCCCTCTCGTCCGTACCGCAGTACGTATTCAGCATAAAGTTCACCTGTGGCCAGACGTTGACCTCTAGACCGGTGGCTTGACCGGCCTCAGGCTTGGCCACAATGGTCAGAGGCTTGTCCGTGTCGCCACCGCTGGGCGCAACGTTCCAGGTACGCAGACTGTTGGGTAGCCAGTACACGTGGTCATTGACGGAGACGTCGTCCGATACACCTGGCTTGACACAGTGATCGAACGTGTTGCCGTCACTCTGGCCCTGGGCGTACCAGATGCCGACCTTGTCGAAGTCAGCGATCTCGGCGCACGCCGCTGTTCCGGTCAGCAACAGCGCCGCCATGGCCACCATCGCAAGGAGCTTCTTCACTTCTCTCTCCACTTGTTGTAGGTCGCGAGCCAGCCCTGGATTCTGGTACTGGTCTCGGTTGACAGGAAATCGATCTGCTCCGTGGCAGACATGATCTGGGGGTTGATGAGCCGGTCCATGATCTCGGCACCGTCGCGAAGCACCTTGGCCCCACCGAGCCCAGCCATACCGTCCTTACGGACCAGGTTCTCATGCGACTTGGCCCCGATGCCGAACCACATGAAGGTCCATCCCGCGAAGAACACGAGAACGAAGGCCGTAGCAAGAATTACTCTCCACATTAGATACTCCTCACAAGCCTTCGGGGATATAGAGCCCGGCTACTGTCGACAGTTGCTTGATCTCCTCAGCCTGTCGCTGCAGCTTCTCAGTCAGTGCCTTATTCTTGGCCTCTAGCGCCTTCTCCTTGGCGTTGGCTATTTCAGTCCTGGTCCGTACCCCACGTGGGAACAGCATCTTCCACCAGAGCCATACGGCAAGCACTCCGGGCCAAAGGAGCGGCACCCAGACACGCCTCTTGCGACTCTTGCGTATCTCTGGTGTGTGCAAGGCGCAGTAGTATTGTGCACCGTTAGCTGAACAAAGCCTGCACCCCCCAAGGAGCCGTTGCCCACGCTCTCTGTTCTGCAGCACCGTTCGCCGTACCGTGTAGCTGGCACCAACGAAATAGATCAACGCAATCCACAACCACATTGTTGATCCTCCTGTCAACTTGCCGTTGGGTAACGGGTGTAGCTGCAGGACACCTGGGTCGATGTCATCCCTTCCAGGATCTGAGCCACATGTACGGTCTCAAGAGCATTGGGCCCAGTAGGCACATCACCATCCACATAGATCTTGCATCCCAGGATGTCACCCGGCTCCCCGGCCAAGATGGCATCCACGTAGTAGGTCACTGTGGCGCTGGCCGGATGTGTGATGCCTTCGGTGTGTGGCGTGCGCCGCATGTGCTCAGTCGGGTACAGCTCAGAGGTAAGGATGCTTACGCTCGGCAGGCCAGAGTGATCCCTGGCATCGATGCGAACCTTGGCGAGAGCGCCAGAAGGGTGAGAAGTCACCTCGATCAGTGTGACAACGCCAGCTGGAACCCCTCCAGCGGGTGTCTTGTCACCTGGGGGTTGAAGTCCGCAGCCCTTGTCAGCCGTAAGCACGACCAATGCCACGGCGGCTGCGATGAGTCCTTTCATTGACCGTCTCCAGTAATGTCGTAGGGGGATGTACCCCTACAGACTAGCCGGAGACCGGGTCCTTCGTCAAGGGTTCATGATCTTGAACATGTAGGGTCAGTAGGTCTCGGGTCGCTGACCAGTATGGATTCCACACCGAGCGCATGCAGATGCCACAGTCTCCGTACCAATTCTGGCCGTACTTCGAGATCCTGTGACGGTGCCGTTCAGGCTCCTGCTGGCTCATGCTCCCGGACTCCATCTCCGTACCCTGCGGCGTGTAGCAATCGTGTCATCTGTTCCAAGGTCATCACCCGGTACCAAGCCTCAGGCTTGTCTTTCGTACCCGGTGGGCGCAGGGTCAGGACCATGACCTCGCGCGGGTCCTCCAGCCCACGTACCTTGGCGTAGAGCTGCCACTTCAGGTGCTGCTCGCTGTACGTCTCAACAGGATCATTGACCACAATGACCGAGAACTCCGGCGCCATCAGGGCCTTGAGCCACAGCCGGTTGAAATCCTCTGCGGACATGGCGGCCAGCCACTGGGCCACCTTCCGATCGCCCATACCAGCCGGCTTGATGACCAGGATGCCGTGATCCGCTCGCGCGTTCAGGCGCTCGATACCAGTCTCAGCGAGCCAGCTGCCCATCCGTATTCCGGCATTTGCATACTTCACTTCAATGGCCAGTCCTGGCATCCCGGTCAGGTCGCCTCGGTCGAGGGCACCCTTCAGGGCCCGACGCTCTGCGTACGGAAAACCGTGTTCCTGGAAGTAGCCAACAACGGCGGTCTCGGCAGCCGTACCTTTGATCCTGGGGACGTTCACCATGACTGTTAGTCTAGGCGTTGAACGTTGTCCTCATGGCCCTGACTTGGAACTTTTCGTAGAGGTCCGGACGATCGTGTTTCAGCCAGTCTGGATCGAACTGCTTCTTGGTGAAGTCCCGACTGTAGAGCCGATAGAAGTCCGGATACTTCTTAGCGAATTCAGTTGTCTGGAAACGAGCCTGAGCCTTGTAGAAAAGGACCTCTTCACCATTGATGGTGCCTACCTCGGCGTCACCCATGATTTCAGCTAGCTCAGCCTTTAGCCGTTCCCGTCGCTTGGTCCAGAATTCAATGCTGTTCAAGCACTCGACGTAGTCAGCGAGCTTGCTGACGTGAGCATCTATCGCAATTGGTTCAGCCTCTTCGACGGGCTCGGTGGTAGCTAAGACCAATTCCCGAGCCACTTCAGCTGGCTCTAATTCACCGTTGCTCATATGTCATCAGACCCCCATCTTCCGATGTTGTAACAAACACTTCCGGTAGCACCCAGGGCCACAGCCCACCAACCGGGCCAAGTAACTCCTACCATAACTCCGGCAACAACGACCACCAGTACGAGCAAGAATCTCATTTCGTCAGCTTCGTCTTCCTTGGGTTGCGGTCCACGATGCGAAGTCCGTGCATCATGGTAAAGCCGGTAACGACACCCACGCCAAGCACAAGCGCCCAGTGTCGGGGCTGATCGTTAAAGGACCAGATCGCGTACAACAGAGCCAGGAACCCGATCCAGGCCAATATCCAGCCGGCAAGTCGCTTCACTCAGAACCACTCCGATCACATGATCTCGTATACCGGGTCTTCGACGTCGTCGCAGAAATGATGGCAGTAGCCGCAGTAACGGTTCTCTACGTCCTTGGATTTGTACGAGGTCCGGTTACAGTGCCTGCAGTAGAAGCTCTGCAGGCGACGTGCGTGTCTGGCCTTGGGACTGTACTTCCAGGCCCGTACCAAATCACTGGGCCAGAACCAGAGCCGCAGGCTAGCTTCATGCAGGCGACTGATCACAGGACTCGGGCCCTTCCCTCACGTGGAAAGCCCCCACCCAACTGCACTACAGGCAACTGGGACGCCTCCGGGAGCTTGAAGGTGCACATGTAGCACAGGACCAGGAACACAGCCGGATCATCCTGGTACTGCTTCAAGCTGCGCGGACCGATCCATACGTCCTGGCCGCAGGCCTGACAGATGGTCAGGGTGTAAAGGTCCGTGACCACGATAGCGTCCAGCTCTGGAATCTGCGGAAGTTCAGAGCGGTCGACAGGAACACATGCAATGACCGATTGTGTCATTCTGGCGTTGCCTCATTGCGCAGGTTCTTTGCAGTACGCCGCATCATGTCGATGACTTCGTACTTAGTGCGGCCGGGCTCGTCGTTCCATTCGACAACGGTTGCTGATCTAAAGCCAATGGGCCACAACAAATGACAGTGGTCGCCATGACAACCAACAATTTCACAGGCCATCGCACTCATGGCAGATTCGTACTCAAGGCCACTGACCCTGTGAAGAGCGCCAGATGCACAGTACCCAACTATATGATCGATATTCCCATCGGGACCATATCCATATGCAGTTGAAGATCCCTGGACCCAGCCGATTGTTTCAAGGACATCGGCCGCCTTTTCCAATGTGTCGGCTATATCGCTCATGATGGCACCGCCTCATTCCTCAGGTCCTTTGCCGCGTGCCGCATCGCATCAATGACCTCGGACTTGGTGCGGCCTCGGGCATCGTTCCACGCGACCACGGTATCCCTGCTCGTGGTGGCAACGAACTGCATACCCTGCCGAATTTTGCAGCTCAAGGCTGCCATAGCAGCCTGGTATTCCACACTGTTACTGGCGGCCTTTACAACGGCCCCAGATGCACAGTAACCGACTACCTGCAACAGTCTTACTGGGTCACTTTCCTTATACCCATACTGCATAGCAATTCCCGTAACCCAGCCAACCGTTTCAAGGAGATCGGCCGCTCTTTCCAGTGCACCGGCTGCATCAGTCATGATGGCACCGCCTCATTTCTCAGATCCTTGGCGCAGGACTTCATGGCGTCAATGACTTCTGCCGCCGTGCGCCCAGGAAAGTCATTCCAGCGTGCCACATAGCGGAGGTAGAGCATGCTCTTGGGCCATGAAGAAGTGAGCCAGTCCTTGAATACTTCTTCGGCCGTTATCCAAAGTGACTCATTGACGGCCTGCATGGCTCCAATAGCGCAATAACCAGTGATGCCACCAGTTATCCCGTAATCATGCTTACGTCGACTCCCCTGAGTCCAGCCGACCGTCTCAATGAGATCAGCAGCCTGCTCCAGTACGTCAATGACGGCATCCTGCAGCACCTCGGCTGATACCTGCATCATGTTCATGCCGGCACCTCAGCCCTTTCACGCGGAGCCATGGCCGCCACCTGCAGACGCAGGGACATGGCTGCCACATGCACGGCGTCCAGAACCTGTTGCTGGGTCCGAGTGGACATGTTGTTCCAGGTCACGACCCGGTTCCAGTCAGGGTTTCCTCCCTGATCCTCCGGGTCAATAACCGAAGCCAGCCGTGCAATTGCAGTGACAGCAACAGGATTTTCCCTGGCCCACGGCATCCCCACGTAGCGACTGGGCTCCAGTCCAGCAACGGCCATCAGGCCACCCATGACACAGCGCTTCCCGCTGACATCGTCATGAAGCACCCAAGGCATCCAGCCGTCGCGCTCCAGGATCTTGGCGCCCTGCTCCAACAGCTCGGCCGCCTGCAGCTCTACGTTCACAACTCCTCCAGGGTTTTGTTTGCCAGGTTGCGGCATACCGCCTCAACCCAGAACTTCATTGCCTCAAACATCTCGGCCGGCGTTCCATCCACCCGGCCAAAGTAGTGGGACATGAGCTTGTTGGGGCTCTGTCGCCCAAGACGCCGATACAGATCCTCGACCGCAGTGACCTCGATGTTGTGCCGACGCTGCTGTGTCAGTAACAGTTGTGCGTGATCCAGCACCTCGGTCAGCGACAGGCCTAAGTCTCGGGCCCTCTTCTCTGCGACCAGGTACCGCTGGTAGGTATCCGGATCAATTGCCATCCGTACCGCACGTCTCCAGCGCCCAGTTGATTCTCTGGACGCAGTCCTTCAGCTCCTCCGGAGAGCCCTGGACAAATACGGTAGCCTCGCCATCGTCATCGGGGCCCAGGGTGCTGTACACACAGCCAGCGGCAACAGCAGCCGCCTGGACTGTGTGAAGCTGGGGACCTTCGTGGGTGCAGTACACGACCTGCTGCAGGTCTGCGGTACGGCCCTGCGCCAGGCGCAGCTCAATGTGTCTCAGGAGCTGATCATTGGTCACTGTGTCCCTCTCCTCCAGAAAACGCAGACACCGGCCGCGACTCACGGGGTTCAGCGGCCGGCGCCGCTCTACCTACCAGGGTACGGGGGACATGGGGGTGTCGTCAACAGTCTCCAGGAAGGCCGGATCCCACTCCACGGTACGGACCAGGACCTGGGCCTTCTCTGCCTTCTTCATGCAGTCGACCGTGCCCTTGGACATTGGACCAGGGAACGCGAGGCAGACATCTGGGCCCAGGGCCACCATCTCGGCGTTCCGGAGGGGACCAGCAGCCTTCCCATGCCTGGCCCAGTTGGCTGGATGTCGATCTGGCATCGTGCGCGGACGATTGAGCGCTGCCCACTCATAGGCATAGTCATCAACGCCCCCGTACGGGGACTCGCCCTCGGTCACGATGATCAGACTGGCGTCGGCAGCCAGCTCCTTGACGGCCAGCTCCAGTTGCTCCCATACCTTCCAGGCTGCCGCTCGGGGCCAATCCCGCCAGCCAGTGACCAGGATACGGAAGGGTAACCCTGGGAGAGGGGTCTGGATCAACTGTCCGGCTTCCTGGTCCACTGCAGCCTCCCCTACGGGTGTCTTGCTACCGGGCCAGTGTGGGATCCCTGCTTTGTCTCCCACTCGTAGATATCGTCTCCTGGGTCATAGTCCATAGCACTGGCAATACTGGCCCAGGTGTCGGCTATGACGGTCCAGCTATACGACAGATCAGAGTTTCCTGCCTCCAGGTATTTAACGGCCTCCTGGATGGCAGCGACGGAATTGGCCAGAGCTTCGTTCCTGGTCATCTACACGTTCCTAGCCTCGGTTAGTAGTCGTGCGATCGTGGGCCTTGTCTGTCCAGACGCCTGGGCGATGGCGGCCGGCTGCATGGTTTCCCTGGCCTTGGCGGCTGCGATCCGGCGCACTGTCGCAGTGCCGGTAGACAACTGATCCCGCATCAGTGTGACAAGATCCGAACAGATACGAATAGTGTCCACTTCGTTGTGCCCGGTCAGGACACTGGTCAAGCATGCTCGCAACTGGGCCTGTTCGGGGGTATCGGGCTTACCCTCTGGAACCCGTAAGGCCTCTTTGATAAGGCCTGCGTCAATCATGTGCTACCTCCCGTGGGTTGGCGGATACGATGATCGTAGCGCACGGGTACGTCCGGGTAACCCCCACGACCAGGCGAATCATGAGACATCTTCACTGGCATCCTCTACCAGGACCGCGTCCTTTAGGGCGACCTGGAGTAGGAGCAGAACGGCCTCATGGGGAAGTTCATGGAGAAAGGTCGCCATGCTGCCGGGGATGCAGTAGACCTGGCATTCGTGGTCCTCTTCTTTGTGTTCCGCGATAGCATCCAACATGCCAGAAATTTGCTCTCGGGCCCACGCCACATTGGCGAACAAGTTGTCCATTTCCTGCAGAGAAAGCTCACTATCCAGTCTCGGCTTCTTTTCCTCCCGTGATCCGGACATAGGTGTAAGAGTCCTTTCCTCTGAGACCGTAATCGGTCCATTGCTGCTTTCGTATTTGGTGAACTTCATCCACAGTCAGTACTCCATGCCGGGAGCACCATCGGCATTCTTTTCCAAAGTTCATGCCCACGAAGAACAAGACGTCTTCGTGCTTATTAAGACGACAGTTCAAGCGTCGCCACCAGTTGTTGTTCTGCAGATAGGACTTCACAGTCGCTCGCGGAACATCTTCTTGGTATGGTCCACCAACGTCATGGTCTGGCCGATGAGATCCTGCAGAGTCATTGATCCCGTGACGGTGACCTCCAGCACCTTGGCCAGCCGCTCAATCGCCCGCTGGCGCTCGGCAATCAGGTCCTGTACATACTGCTCCAGACCCTTGACGGACGTCTCCAGCTCAGCAATGCGCTGGTCCCGTGGGGCAGCGCAAGTAGCCAGCTCATTGGTCAGGCGTGCGATCTCTTCGGTGTAGGTGGCCTCCATCCGTACGCTCATGGCCTCAAGCGTGCGGACCTTGGCCTCAAGCTCGTAGACGTTCCGGGACCAGGTCTCCAGGTACTGCTTCATGCTGTCGAGCGACGGCCATAACTCAGACGACGTTGGTGTGCTCACTGCTGCTCCTTCGCTGGGCGTACTCATCAAGACGCCGGTCCAGGTCCCGATAGGCGGTCAATGACATCTCGTTCGGCGGGCGACAATCGTATGGCCACCCTCCCACGCGGAGTCATGGCAGTACGAACCACTCGCCGACCTTGGCCTGGTTATAGACATCCTTTGAGACCTTCTCGCATCGGGTCTGATTCTCGCTGGTGAAGCAGACTTCGTAGTACGAGATTCTTGTCGGCGGTATATGGAAGCCCTTCTCGGTGACCGTGCCCTCAGTGATGGTGGGTTTCGGATCGCAGCCCGCCAAGATCAGTGCGAGTGTTGAGATGACTACGAACAGGCGTGGTCTCATCGCCGTCTGCCTCCCATGTACAAGATGAGTGCCATGTCTCAATGCTATTCACCAGGCCCAGGATTAAGGAACTTGTCGACTCGGTCCAGGTCCCTCTGATGAAGACCTGCGTACGCATCCGGGGCAATCAACAGCACCCGGCCAGGGTTCTCGCCCCGTAGCCATTGGCGCTGCTGCTTGGACATCTCGTAGTGGATGTCATCATCTGTCCAAATGAGAGCACGCTCCTCCAGCTGGATCAGGCGACGTGCGGCCGGCAGTTTCCACCAACTGTCCGTACCGCGCATGCGGTGCCAAAAGCCAGGATCGTACTCGGGAGCCTCCTGGATCGGAAAGTCCGGCAGTCCAACGGCGCGGCCCACGTTCAATGCGTTCTGCTGCCACGTGGTGTGCCAACGGATCTCGGCCAGGCCCGACTCATGGACCTTGCGGATGTACTCCACTACCGGCGTTGCCGTTTGAATGGGCCATACGCTGGTACCACTGTCAGCCTCAGTAAGAATCCAGGAGTCCTCTGGCCACGCAGCATGCAACCGCTGCTTGGAAGTAGAGATGGCGTTGATTACGCCATCCACGTCCAGTAGCCAGATCGGTATCGGGTTATCACTCACTGAGTCTTCTCCAAAATTTACGTTCCGAATAACCAGAAGCAAGGCCCCAGAGCGAACATAGGGCCATTGCTATGAAGCAGAGAACCGTCATCAGCATGTATCCAGCGATAGCCCAGGAAATGGCGCACACAGCCAAGAAGCCAACCGACAGGAACGCCCAAAAGGCCTGTTGCCGAAGGCGACGGGGAATGGTAAGGACCATGCCTACGATCCAAAAGCCCATGATTACGCCTATGACCTCAACCATTCGCTCCATCTTTCGTTGGAATGTCGTAGCGACGGGCCAATGATCGTAACTGGCGACATGGGTATTCCATGCCGCAACGCTTACAGTCACCACCGACGCAGCCAGGGTCGCAGAACAGGTGCGAGCTGTTTGGGTCGAGCGCATGCTCGTTGAGCAGCCATAGATCTTCAGTACAGTCGCGGATGATGCGGTCCGGACCGTTGTCAGCAATGAAGGCCATGTCGTCTTTCGGTGAGTAGCCGGACCTCGGATACAGGTCACCACTGGGTGCCGCAATAGCGCCACCCAGAACATTTTCGCCCATTGTGATGACCGAGCCGCAACCCATGAACGTGCAATCAGGATCCCCGCTGCCGGCGTAGTCGACGTGCATCCACGGTCCGGGTGTAGCTGCTTGTGCCAACGTTAACCGCTGCTCAACCGCAGCCTTGATGCGCTCGTGCAGGATCATTGCTCGGGCCCGTAATAGATAGCAACACAGTCATTCTGATTGGCACCATTGCTATAGGCCGCGCGCAGGCATTCCTTGAACAGGTCGTGGACATCCATAGTCGGTGCGGGCGCGGCCGGAGGTGGGGGCGGTGTCCGACGTGGGATGAGAACAACGCCCAGCATCATGCCGAAGACTGTTACAAGGAGCAGGAGCACTATGCCACCCATCCAGGTCCCAGCTGAGGTCGATTCATTGGTCGGTTCGTCGCTCATTCGTCCTCTTCCCTGCCCCTGACTTTTCCGCCGCAGCAGGCGCCATACTCCGGATGACATATCAGGTCACACGGGTCCTCCCATTGGATCTTTCCATCTTATGCCGACAGCATGAGCCCCGTTATGGTTCCTTTGGCGGGTACAGACCAATAGTTGCCCACGTCGGATCCTCTCGGGCGGTAGCGCTAGACACGGCCTGGCGCCAGGAAAAGCCGTCCATGGCTGGACTACGGCCTCAACCATCGCCACTCTCCCCACCCGTAGCCGCCCCAGCGTCAAGGGCGTCGACGGCTTCCTCCAGCGCGACTTCGGCGTCCGTGGGTTGCCATGCGTCGCGGGACTGTCCAGCTCCGCCAGCGGCCTCCCACGCCTTCGCCGCCTCCACCACCGCCCGCATCCGTGCCGTCTGCTCAACCAATTGCGGGAGGTTGCCTTCGGCGCCACCCAATGCCGCGCTCAGGTTGCGCTCCGCTTCATCAAGGGCGCGGTAAGCGGTATCTCGACTGGCGAGGGCGGCGTCGCGCTCGCGCATCACCCTGGCGCTAGCCGTTGAAATTTGGTCGATGACCAGGTCCCATTTCTTGTCGTCCTCGGCCAGCTGTTCCCGCAGCTGGTCTCGTTCGGCGGTAAGGGAGACGACCTCGGCGCGCACCTCTGACACGTCGAGATAACCACAACCGCTGCATCGTTTCGTCCAAACGCGCGGCAGGCCAGCGTGATTGGTGCTCACCCACGAGTGGCCCTCTTCGGGCCAGTGCTCGCAATAGTCAATGGTCGACCCCCGTGCCGGTTCGTCGCTCATGGTGCATCCCACAGTTCTTTCTCAATCACCCAGACCGAATCGCTCTCGCCGGAATACCGGGCATGATAAAGCCAGCCATCAACCGGCTCTTCTTCTACATCATCCGGACTGGAGGCGTACTCCAGTGCATGTTGACGGGCATACGCAATAGCTGCCTCGGCGGTTGAGAACACGTAGGGTTCAGGATCAGCATGTCGGTCTTGGATCATCACCACGTATACCGCTGCACGTACTTGCTCTTGTTCGGTCGCCACGTCATCGTCAAGTACGGCAACGAGATCAGCTTTACGTAGAAGCTCATCGCGTGCCTCGTCCCGGTCCTTAGCAGCCTGGCGATGTTTACCGGACATTTCTACAGGGTCTTGGCGTAGTCGATCCCGCTCGGCCTCGGCGGACTGGGCTCGTTCGTAGAGTTTTTCCAGTGCCGCGCAGGCCCGCTCGTAGGCGTCGGCCGTTGGATGTGGCAGCCGGTCGTCGCTCATGGCGTAGTCCTTTCGGATTGGGGGTCGGTGGCCAATACCGAATCGGATGCAATGGACCACGAGACACGTGACACGAGGCCGTGGAAGCCAGAGGGGTTATCGGCCCCATGCCATCCCGGATGATTGGCTGGCAAGTCGCAGGAGATAGTGGGAATCTCCGTGCCCCCCATCACTGTCGGCACCGTGTCTCCACAGATGCCGACACTATCCAATACCTGGCGTACCTTTTCCCACTCGGCGTGGATCCTCTCGTACTCCTGCTCATAGATATCAAGCGCATCTATAGCAGCACTGAGCCGAGCGTCAGCTGGATAGGCCCGGTTAATGGCCACACCGTGCAGGGCGGCTGCCTTCTGGGTCCCGGTCAGTTCTTCGCCCATCACCCACCTCACGTCCCTTCATCCACTTCCTCAGCCGGTACTGCGCCCGGATCTCAGCCCCAATCGACCATGACACCAGCCCCACCAGCCCAATCAACGCCAGAAACCCAGCTGCAAACTCCACCTTCACCACCCCACCTCTCCAAACCCACACCCCCACGTACCCCTAACA